ATGTATAATGAAGAATGTATAATGAAGAATGAAAATGAAAATGAAAATGAAAATGAAGAATGTAAAAAGAAGGATGATGTTCTTTTAGAAAAAGAACCAAAAGCGCCCCCGCTTTTAAAAAAAGTAGAGGGTGAAAATAAAAATTTATCTGGTTATATTCTACAGATAAAAATTTTTTTTGATTTTTAGGAAATTTAAACAAGTCATTACATCACCTTATTAATAAACCTGTAAACGAACCTCATCACTAACCTTGATACTAATCTCATCACGAACCTGTAAAATATTTTTACAGGTTAGCGTTAAGTCCGATGTATAGGGTTGTTATGAAGGGCATGTAATTTTACAAAAAATAACCTCTTTTTTCGATTTTTAAAAGAAAAAAAGTAAGAAAGAAAAAAAATAAAAAAAGAAAGAAAAGAAAGAACCAAAGAAAAGAAAACCCCTCTTTTTTTTTGGAAAAATTTTTTTTCGATTTTTTCAATTTTGATTTTTTTTAAATAAAATAAAAAATCTATTCTACTTATCAGACTCACTTACCCCGAAGGGGAGAAAAGAAAAAAAGTTGCGCAAAAAAAAGAAAAGATAAAATAAGGCTATTTAAGACACTTAAATTACCCTAGTGGTAGTCTTAGTTGTTTTTGATAAAAAAGTTCGTCAAAAGAGCTAAAAACATTAAAAACGGGAGTGTTAACTCTAAAGTCAAACATGTCAATCTTCTTTAATCTGATCTTTTTTTGGATTTATGCTTTGAATTTTCTAAAAAATATATTCGATTAGTAAGATCAATAATTTTTTTGAGCAATTCGTTTTCTTGTTTTAGCAATCGAACACTTTCTTCTAAAGATTTACAACGGTCCTTAAGATCTTCTTTTATTAAATTTTCGGTAGAAGTGGTTTTTTCTTTTTCTATCAACATTTCGCCTTCTCCTGTTAATAACCAAGATTTATTAAATTCAGGAAATACAGAAATAATTTTATTTATCATTGCATGGCTGAAATTTTTAGTTTTTCCTTTCTGTATATCGTAGATTGCCTGAGGCCTAGCAAGTCCTATTTTTTCAGAAAATGACTTAGGATTTAACTTTGTGTATACCAGAATGTTATTAAGTTGTTTTATTGTGCTCATTATCATAAATAAATAAAAGTTAAAACTTATTTTATTTATTTCCGTATTGTTTTGCCCTTAGTAAACTTTGAAAGTTCATTTTTAAGATCGTTTATTTCAAGTTTATATGATTCATTTAAATCCTCTAATATTTTAATTCTCTTATTAGCATTTTTTAATTTTTCTTCTATAAGTTGTACATCGTAGAGAGCAACGTCTGTTATATCAGGATTTAAAACATTATTTTCGTAATTTTCAATTAACTTAATAGCACTTTGCGATATTTTTCTTTGTCCCTGCTCCCATCCTTGCACAGCTCTAATTGTAGTTCCAACAATATTTGCTAACCCTTCTTGGGTTAAATTATATTTTTTTCTAAATTCTTTAATATCTAATCTATTCATTATCAAAAAAATATATCATTTTAACACATATTTAACACTCAATGCGTTAGTTTTTTATTTGCTTTATAACACATTGTGTTATATTTTTAATGCCTTATAAAATTATCTTGTATTTATATTTCCTTTAGTAAACCTTAAAAGCTCATTTTTAAGATCGTTTATTTCAAGTTTATATGATTCAACTAACTCTTCCAGTAATTCAATTCTCTTATTAGCGTTTTTTAATTTTTCTTCTGAAAGTTGTACATCGTAGAGAGCTATTTCTGTTATATTCGGATTTGCAAGGATATTTTCTTCTATACTTGTATTTTTGTTAATGGGAACCAGAGCTTTATTAGAATGTTTATGTGTCGAACTTAATTGCGTGATAAGTTCGTCTCCCAAGACGTTTCTTAATTTTTGAATGTTGGTAAAAGATATATCTCTTTTACCGTTTTCCCAGTATTGCACCGTTCTTAAGGATACTCCGATTTGATTAGCTATGTCGGTTTGACTTAGACCGCGACTCTTACGTAATGTCTTTAAATTCAACATTATATTAAATATAAAATTTATAATATGAATAAATATGCATATTTATTTTTTTATATGCACATTTGTTCATATATTTGTACTTATTAACTTACTTACACACAAATATATGGAAAAAATCAATATACGAGGTGCAATCAACTCTCTAAAGGTGGAGGGGGGAGTGTTGAAATTTCCGAAGCCTCTTTATCGACCTTCTATAATCCGATCAATTGCCGGACAAATCACCTCCGATTCAGGTAAAAAATTTAATGTCTCTGCTTCATTAAATGAAACCATCGTAAAACGAGTAATGTAATAAAATTTATTATGAATGTCTTAACCATAAAAGAAGTGAGCGCGAGGACTTCATTGTCTGCCCGCACCATTTACCGAATGATAGACAAGGGCACAATAGGATTAGATGATACTTTTTTGGTGGGTAACATCAGAAAAAAAAGAGTCATAACCGAGCAGTGGGTTGAAGATTTTATAAATAAACACAGAAGGTATAATTAGAAAAAACCTTAAAAAATTGTCTTGTTATGGAAATAAATATAAAAATTAATATAGAATTTGGAGAAAAGGCCTTAAAAGTTTTAAAAAAATGCGGTAAAAATTTCTTAGATACTGTTGATTTAAACGAACCGAAAGAAGAAAGTATAAAAGAAAACAAGAAAGAGGATAAAAAAAATATCCCGCCTGTAGATCCTTTCTACAAACTCACCGACAATATAAAATTCGATAAAATCAAAAAAAAGATTAACTCTCTTATAAGGTTTAAAAAAAATCAAGAAGTTAAAGAATTACTTAACCAATTCAATATCGATCGCATTTCCGAATTAGAGACAGAGAAATATAATGAGTTTTTCGAGCATTTACAGAAAATCATGTAGAAAACAAAAACGATCAAAAACCCTTTAACTGTAAAATCGCTAATCAAAAATTAGAATAATAAAATAAAAAAAAAGCCCTGAAGCAACAGGACTTAATCACAATAATATCAATTAAATATTATCATGAAAACAATAAGTGCAAATATAACTAAAAAAAGAGAAGTATCAAAAAAATTAGCTGAGTCGTTTTTTCAAGAGGCTATTGATGTTTTATTCAACATAATAATACTTCCTAAAGAAAGCAATTTACATTACGAGATAGAAAAAATAGAAGGATCCATCGTAAGTGTGAAATTTTATTGGACAAAAGATTTTCAAAATTACGATTACTCCTGCGATTACTGGGAAGAAGTTATCGACTGTTATTCAACCCTTTACAACTTCAATAAACCTTATGACAGTATAATCGATGAAATAGTAGAGGACCTGGAAAGAGAAGTAAAAGTATATTTTTAAAACATTACAAAATGGATACTACAATAAAAGGCGTAAAACTTCTTTACGATGAAGCCTTAGAAAATAATAATATCACATTAGCGAAGGCGTACGAAAAATACCTTAAAAAGGTAGACACTCAAGAGAATAGACACCAATCAATAATTAAAGGGTTTAAAAATAATCAAATACAAAGTGCTTTTAGTAACGGTAAGACTTTTAAATCATTAAAAGAATACTTAGCATACCATGAAAAGAATATATAATTATTTCACATGGTGGTTGCTTACCATGTCAAGTATTGAAAAAATTCAAGAGTTCTTAAAAGAAGAAACCCAAAACCGATAATAATAATCAATTAACATATTTTACTAATGAGTTTAATAAAAAAACCTTACGAGCTGTCAATTCAAGAAAAAGTTAAACTTTTAATTTACGGACAGCCGGGAGTTGGAAAGACAACCTTGGCCCTCTCATCGCCCAGTCCTTTATTGCTTGATTTTGATAACGGGGTACATAGGGTAGATTACGAACATCAAACCGATACCGTGCAAATGACTTGCTGGGAAGACTGCTTAAATGTATTGAATGATAATTTAAATGATTATCAATCAATTGTTATAGATACAGGGGGGAAAATGCTGGATTACATGAGTCAGTACATCATAAAGAATAATCCAAAAAAGGGTAGATCAAGTGGAGAATTAACTATACAGGGATATGGTGAAAGAAAAAATATTTTCAGGCAATTTATTAAAAAAGTAATGCAGCTTAATAAGCATTTAATTTTTGTTGCTCACAGAGACACCCAAAAAGAAGGGGATGAATATAGACATATACCGTTATTCGGGGGAAGCTCTTATGGTGATTTGGTTATAGATCTGGATCTTGTGGGATATGTAGAAGCTGTTGACAGAAAATGGGAAATTACATTTGATCCTACCAGCAAAAGTGAAGGTAAAAATACATGCAAACTACCTTCCATGATGAAGATTCCTGATTTGTTTAATACCAATGGACATACTTTGACAAACAATTTTTTACAAACCCATGTCATAAACCCTTATATCCAAAACCAAAAAAACAGGATAGAAGAAGGGATAAAATATAGAGCTGTACTAGAAGAGATTGAAAATAACATAATATTAATAACAGACGAAGCATCGGCCAATGATTTTATTTCAAGGATAGATTCTTTTGAACACGTTGGCAATTCCAAAGCGATGGCCGGACAGTTGATGGCTAAAAAAGCTCGAGAACTAGGGATAACTTATAATAAAGAAAAGGCATGCTATGAAAAAGCCTAGATACCAATTTTATGCAACCCTCTTAGATGCCTTTCAAAATTATTTGAACAGTTCATTAATTTATCAGGAATACTGGGGATTTTCAGACGATCCGAATATTTCGGAAGATGAATTTGAACAGCAGCAAAAACAATCGTTGTTGGACCGCATAAACAGAATTCCTTTTGTAAGCGAAAAAGCAGATCGAGGAACGGCGTTTAACGAGGTAATTGATTGCATAAACGAAAATAGGTCCTCTGAAATAATGAATTTTGAATCTGATGAAAAGAAAAACAGTATTACTGTTAATTTTAAAGAACAAACATTTGTTTTTCCACTTGATTTATGTAAGGAATTTTCGAATTATTTTAAAGAATCTGCGTCACAAGTCTATAATGAAGGGATTTTATCAACTCAATACGGGGAAGTGCTTTTATACGGATATATTGACAAGTTGATGCCTAGTTCCATAAACGACATCAAATTAACAAGTAAATATCAAGCGGGAAAGTTTAAAAGGAATTGGCAGCATATTGTATATCCCTATAACTTAAATTATAGCGGGAATAATGTGTCAGACTTTGAATATAATATTGTGGTAGTAAACAAAGATAAATACTCAATTTATAAAGAATACTACAACTATCAACCCGAAAGAGATATTTTAAGATTAAAAAACCATGTAGAACACTTTATAGAATTCATAGAATCTAACAGAGCAAACATAACTGATAAAAAAATATTTAATGAGTTATGATGTACAACGCAGAAAAACCAGTCGACATTCAAAAAGCAAAAGAATACTTTAATTGGTTGATAACCAACAAAAAAAACCTTCGAATTAACAAAAAAACAACCCATACGAAGTATAAGTCAAAACAATTATTTGCATTTACTGTTAAGTTCTTTCGCTCTGGAATATGGAGACACCTTAGAATATGTAAAGTTAGAAATATTTAAAAAGAAATTGAATTCGGACATTTTTAAAACCGAACATCTAAATAAAAAAACGGGTGAGATTCGCGAAGACTGGAAGAGTACGTCAATACTCAACAGTAAAGATTTGACGATAGCAATAGACAGATTAAGAGCATATTCATTAAAAGAATTCGGTCATTACCTACCCGAACCAAATGACTTGAACTTTTTAAATGAAATAAGAATCAGTATTGAAAACAATAAAGAATATTTATAAATAATTAAAACTAAATAAAAAATTAAAAACATGAAAAAAGAAGAATTAGCACAATTATTAAATGGTCGTCAATATGGAGATGAAATGACCGATGAAGAGCAATTACAAGCCAAAAAAAATGGGCTTTTGGTTTGTTTCGCGGCTTCTGATGATTTATTGGAATTAAGAGGTATTATACATAGTGGAGCAGGAGTTTATGAAGGTGGGTGTGTTTTACTTTATAAAAACAAAGATCAGAAAATTACATTTTTGTACGAATCAGACTATGATGAGTTCTCAGACATTTTTGATAAAAATGGTTATCCTATATCTCTTAGAATGCTGCCTATTAAAGCAGAATGGTGTCCAGAAGAACTAGCCTGTTCATGGTTAATAACAACAGATATTCCTCATGCAACATTTGACATTTATGATGATGAAGAATTGTATTGCCGTGGGATCGTATTAGAATTATCAGATATTGAAAATTACTTAAATAATTAAAACCATGAAAGATTCAAATAGCAACGAGAAATACTTTTTTGAAATAAATAAAGATCAATACAATTTATTCTATTTCAAATTAAAAGATAAAAACGGAAATATTTATCTAAAAAGCGGTTCATATACACAAAAAACTAATTGTCTAAAAGGGATAAGATCAATAATAAGAAATTCTAAAAATGATGCACGGGTTATAGTTGAACAAACTCGTGATGAAAAATGGAAAGGCTCTTTGAAAGCCGAAAACGGTAAAACTAGAGCATTCAAAACGGCTTTTAACACCAAAGAAGAAGTTAAAAACTTTTTTGAAATATTAAAAAAATTATCTATAGAAACAGCCTTAATTGACAATACTAAATAAAAAACTAAAATCATGAAACATTCTGCAAACAACAAAAAATTTTATTTTGAAATACACATAGACGTAGTCAAATTTACCGATTTAAATTATCGATTCTATTTCGATTTGATAGACGAAAAGGGTGAAATTTTACTTAAAAGCATTTCATATACATATAAAATTGATTGTCAAAAAGTAATAAAATCAGTATTAAGAAATTCAACAAAAGAAGATCGGTTTAAGATTGAACCTCTTTCAAACGGGAAATTTAGAGTCTATCTGAGAGCCGTAAACGGTGAAATAATAGCCGAATCACCTAATTATTTAGATACAAAAGAAGAAGCTATAAACTTAATTAAAAATTTAAAAAACTTATCCCTAAAAACTCCTGTTATTGACAAAACTAAAACCATGAAAGATTCAAATAACAACAAAAAATTCTTTTTTGAAATAGATAAAAATAAAGATAACTTTTTTTCCTATTTCTATGATCGATTTTATTTCAAATTAAAAGACGAAGAAGAAGGTAAAATTTATCTAAAAAGTGATTTATATACAAATAAAACTGATTCTCAAAACTGGATAAACTCAGTTATAAGAAATTCTAAAAATGAAGATCGGTTCGGAGTAATACAAACTTACGAAGAAAAATGGATCTTCTATCTGAGGAACGAAAACGGTCAAATAATAGCAGTATCACCTTATTATTTTGATACAATTGTGGAAGCCATAAACTTTATTGAAGATTTAAAAAGCTTATCTCTAAAAACGCCTGTTGTTGACAATACTAAATAACCATGATATACCCAAGAAATAACGAAAAATACTTTTTTGAAATAGATAAAAATGAAGACAACTTTTTCTATTTCCAATTAAAAGACGAAGAAGGTAATATTTATTTAGAAAGAGGCGCATATACGTACAAAACTAATTGTAAACACGGGATAAAATCAGTAATAAGGAATTCTAAAAATAGAGAACGTTTTATAATTAAACAAGCTTCTAACAAAAAATGGACATGCAGTCTTACAGCCGGAAATGGTAGAGCAATAGCATTTACCCCATATTTTAAAACAAAATTTAGAATAGAAAAATTTGTTGAAGACTTACCAAGAAAAGTGCATTTAGCTAAATTTTCTGATAAAACTAAGAGAATTCCTCAGTGGACAATAAACAACTAAAATCTTTTTATTTATAAACATGTTCGCATGAGTAAAAGACTGAAATACGATCCCGATGAAGTAATAACGGTAGTTATGAAAAAGGAAATGTCCATGAAAAATTATTTGTCATTGATGGAGAAATTGAGAAAAGATGGATTTAACGGATGGAATTGTCAGGGGTATCAAACAGGTTTTTATTGCGGATATAAAGGGTACCTTGAAGTTATATGTATTAAACCTAAATTCCTATTAAGATATAACAAAAAATTAAGACCTGTTATAATCATGAAAAGAAGGAATAAATAAAAATCACTGCTTTGAGAAAGACATTAACAGATCAACAAGTAGAAATAATTATTCGCGAGTACTTGAATAAACCCGTAAAGAGGATAGCTGATGAAATAGGGAGTAACCATGGGACTATAATGCGTAAGTTAAAATCATTAGGGCTTGAAATACCTAAAGAAATCATTGAAAAAAGGAAACAGGCTGGGTTATTTAAAAAAGGATCAACCCCCTTTAATAAGGGTAAGAAAATGACAGAATACCTATCTGAAGAAGCTATAAAAAATAACTTAAAAACAAGATTTAAAAAAGGACAAAAACCCAAACAAACAAAAAAAAGTTTAGAAGAAGTAATACGTAATGAAAAGGGTACCCAATATTATTATATAAAATCCCCTGGAGACAATATGATGGTGCCTAAGCAGCGATGGTTATGGGAAAAAGAAACAAAAACCAAAATACCCAAAGGATATAATATAGTATTTAAAGATGGGAACGCCTTGAATTGTGTTATTGAAAATTTAGAATGTATAAGCAACAAGGAATTAATGGAGAGAAACACCATACACCAATATCCGGCGGAGATAAAAAGAACCCTACACTTAACTAAAAAAATTAAAGATAAAATAAAAAGAAAATGAACATATCCGAATTAAACAACAAATTATTTAAAGCCTTAGAAGGTATAGAAGAAGGTACATTAGAAACAGACAAAGCAAAAGCCATGGTTAACATAAGTACCGCAATAACTAATAATGCAAAATTAATCTTACAAGCCGCTAGAATGTCGGAAAATGTACAAATGGCAAACGATCTATTTAGCCCAAAACAAGGGATGTTAACCTTAACCCCTGACGATACGTATATGAAAAAAAACACTTTTGCAAAAAAGCTAGGATATAACAATCTCTCTGAAGCATTTGCAAACATGGGTAAAGATAATTTTGAAGAAAAGTTTAAAGAGCAAATGCAATCAAGGCAACCTGAAAACAACAACAAAAATTAAGGCTATTTTAAAAGTTTTCATAATGGAAGAAAGAGACAGTATCATATTTTATAGAAGTTTTTTTGAATCAATAAAACTTCTACCTTCTGAAACACAAGCAGAGGTTTACAATGCAATATTTGAATACTCTTTAAACTTCAAAGAGGTTGAATTAAGTGAAACACCCAAAGTGATTTTTACTCTAATAAAACCGCAACTGGATGCTAATATTCGTAAGTATGAAAATGGCAAAAGAAAAGGAACCAGAAGCAAACCAGAAGCAAACCAGGAGCAAAACAGAAGCAAACCAGAAGCAAACCAGGAGCAAAACAGAAGCAAACCAGAAGCAAACCAGGAGCAAAACAGAAGCAAACCAGAAGCAAACCAGGAGCAAAACAGAAGCAAACCAGAAGCAAACCAGGAGCAAAACAGAAGCAAACTAGAAGCAAACCAGGAGCAAAACAGAAGCAAACTAGAAGCAAACCAGGAGCAAAACAGAAGCAAACTAGAAGCAAACCAGGAGCAAAACAGAAGCAAACTAGAAGCAAACCAGGAGCAAAACAGAAGCAAACTAGAAGCAAACCAGGAGCAAAACAGAAGCAAACTAGAAGCAAACCAGGAGCAAAACAGAAGCAAACCAGAAGCAAACCAGGAGCAAAACAGAAGCAAACTAGAAGCAAACCAGGAGCAAAACAGAAGCAAACTAGAAGCAAACCAGGAGCAAAACAGAAGCAAACCAGGAGCTAATGTAGAATGTATAATGTATAATGAAGAATGTATAATGAAGAATGAAAATGAAAATGAAAATGAAAATGAAGAATGTAAAAAGAAGGATGATGTTCTTTTAGAAAAAGAACCAAAAGCGCCCCCGCTTTTAAAAAAAGTAGGGGGTGAAAATAAAAATTTATCAGGGTTATATTCTACAAAAGAAGAAAGAAAAAAAGATTGTGAGGAAATAGTAAATAATTTCAATGATAGATGTACTTGCTTACCAATAGTCCAAAAAATAACGGATAAAAGAATATCATCGGTTAGCGCAAGGATAAAAGAATTTGGAAAAGAGAAAGTAAATGAGGTAATAGACATGGTGTCGGAGTCGACATTTTTAAATGGGCAAAATAAACAAAGCTGGACAGCTGATTTTGATTGGATTATGAGCCCTGCCAATTTCATTAAAATTTTAGAGGGAAATTATAAAAATAAGGATTTAAGACATGAATCAACCGATGAAGATTTCACAATTAATAGATAAAGAAGGATTGGGAAATTTAATACCCAAACGCCCAACACGGCCTTCTACTTATAACTATTTAAAACAAAATAATCCTGAACATCATATTGTAAAAGATTATGAAGCTGCATTATATGCTTATCAAGAATACCAAAAAAAAGCAAATGAAGCTGAGGGAATTATTGAAAAAAAAGAAGTTATAAAACCTATTGGAACCATGGATGTAAAAGAATTAAAAAAATATTTCTGTCAGGCGTTTTATAAAGTAAACAAGGAAAAATTCAATCCAAATGCAAATGATGGAGAAGCAAATCAATTTTTATGCACCTTACTTTATTATTTTGCTAAGTCAGATAATTTTTACAAAAGTAATCTTTTGTACAAAGGAGATAAAATCACAAATGATTTAAATAAAGGATTACTTGTAATAGGGGGATATGGCTGTGGAAAAACTTCATTTTTTAAAGCTTTCCATTATCTATTTAAAGTATGCCAGGAACAAGATATATCAATTAAAAATCTAAATGGAGATCTTATAAAATTAGCCAGATACAAACAGTTTTTTAAATACTTTACGGCAAATCAAGTTGTAGAGAAATATGAGGTATGCGCAGAGCCTGCTGATAAAGATTTCTTTTGGCAACAACAAAATAATGGGCGTGTCTATTATGATGATATTTTAACAGAGCGAGAGGCAAACAACTATGGAAAGGCTGAAATATTCAAAGATATACTGGAAAAAAGATACGATTTGGGAAGTACAACTTTAATAAGCTGTAATTATCACAAACGCTCTATCAAAGATAAAAATGGGAGAGTCGATGTTTTGGAAAATGTGAATTCTACCTTATGGCAATTTGGTAAAAGATACGGACCCCGTATATACGATCGATTATTCTCCATGTTTAACATCATTGAATTAAAAGGAAAAAGCCTTAGAAGGTGACCTATTAAAGACTGTAAAAAAATGAGAAAAATAAGTAAAAAAGAAAAAGATAAATTATTTCATGAATACGTGGTTTTATCCATGTTGTTACTCCATGTAATAGACCGGTTAAAAAGAATACAGGAATTCAATGAAAGATCCAAAAAATTTAAAGAAAACTTAGAATTTAATGCAAAAGAAATAGAGGATTTAACCGATAAAGTATTTACAATAAAAAAGATAAGCGGATCTACCTACATTCAGGATCTCGCCCAAAAAGTGGAAACAGTTATCCGTAAAAATTTTGTCACAATTTAAAGATTGAATTTAAAAATTAATAAAGCGTACCACAAAATGAAAGGAGAAATTACCCATAAAGAAAAAAAACAAGCAAGAAAAAAAGCCATTGAAAATCTAAAAAAAGCTAAAGAAATAGAAGCCGAAAAAATAGAAGCAGGAAAAAAATATTACCGAAGAGATAAAAGAACAATAGCGTTGAGATAAAGAACTATTAAAAAACTAAAATCATGAAAAAAGAAGAATTAGCACAATTATTAAATGGCCGTCAATATGGAGAAGAAATGATCTATGAAGAACACTTACAAGCCAAAGAAGACGGGCTTTTGGTTTGTTTCGGATATTCTGATGATTTATTGGAATTAAAAGGTATTGTGTTTAATGGAGTAGGAATTTATGGAGGAGGGAGTATTTTCCTGTATAAAGACAAAGATCATAAAATAGCAATTTTGGAAGAATCAAACTATGATGAAATAAAAGAAAGTTTAGAAGATTACAATTTGGATTTTATTTTACCAAAAATTCCTATTAAAATTCAATGGTGTCCAAAAGAACTAGACTGTTCATGGTTAATAACAACAAATATCCCTCATGCAACATTTGACATTTATGATGATGATGAATTGTATTGCCGTGGGATCGTATTAGAATTAACGGATATAGAAAATTACTTAAATAATAAATATAAAAAATGAAAAATAATAAAATCACAATAACATACAGACAAGCAGAGGAATTCAATTTAATGTTAGATGCTCTAAAGAAAATATCAAAAGATTTTCAATCCACAGATCAATTACGTGAAGATTGTAATGAAGATTATGGACTTGATTATGAAGAATGCTTAGAAATGTCTTATGAAAATATCCAAAGTTTAGCGGAACAAACGTCAAAAGGAATAAGAAAAATAAATATAAACAAATGAAAAAAACTAAAAACACCTATATACCAATTAATTTTTCAACTCCGATGATTCAAGCTATACTAGAGGGGAGAAAAACCCAGACAAGAAGACTAATTAAACCACAGCCAACAAAACAATGGGCAGTAGAACAAGGGGGAAAATATCTATCAGGAGCAACTGAGGAGGGAGTAACAAGCAAAGATATGGCGAATGTAGATATTAATATTGATAATTTGTTAGAAGATAATCCAACAAAAAAAGGAGTTATTCTGTGGGTAAGAGAAAAATGGGAGTATAGTGACGATCTAGAAGAACCATATTTATATGAACAAAAATATAATTCCGATTATTTGGAAGAATACCATAATTTAATTAAATGGAAATCTTCTACACATATGCCAAAAGAAGCCGCGAGGACATTTCTCAAAGTAACGGATGTATGGGTTGAAAAGTTACAGGATATTACAGAAGAAGAAGCTATGCAAGAGGGAATTGAAAGATTCTATGAGGGGTATGGTGGGCCTTCTGCTGGTTTTCTGTATAATGATTATAATCATGGACGTCAATTTCATTTACCATCCGCTAGAAAAGGATTTCAATCTCTTTGGCAATCCATATACGGAATTAAATCGTGGGATGAAAATCCGTGGGTATGGGTATATAGCTTTGAATGGATTGACAAACCACAAGACTGGAAGTATTAATTCTAAAAACATAATTATTCATATAAGTAATCTAAAAAATAACAGAGCCGGTAAAAAGAATACTAGCATAAAAAATGGAAAATAAAATAATACTAGATGCCTGTTGTGGTCCAAAAATGATGTGGTTTGACAAAAAAGATCCACGTGCTGTTTACATGGATATACGCAAAGCTGATTTTATTGCTTGTGATGGAAGACGTGCGCATATTGATCCCGATATTATAGGAGATTTTAGAAAAATGCCATTTGACGATAACTCATTTAAAATGGTAGTATTTGATCCTCCACATTTAAAAAAACTGGGTCAAAATTCCTTCACAGCCCAAAAATACGGCAAATTATTTCCTTCATGGGAAGACGATTTAAAATCAGGATTTGAAGAATGTATGAGAGTATTGCAAAATGAAGGCTTTTTAATCTTTAAATGGAATGAATATCAAATATCCATTAAAAAAATAATTGAAATCTTTGGAGTTCAACCCCTTTTTGGACACAAGTCCGGCAAACAATCACGCACTCATTGGCTGTGTTTTATGAAAAATTAATAATAAATATCGACCTTAAAAAATGGAAAATAAAGAAGAAATTAAAATAAGAAAAAAACGAGAGAACCCTGAAAGCCGGTTACAAAGAGCATGTATCAAATGGTTTAAGTTACAATATCCCAAAGAAACCATTTTCGCTATTCCAAATGGAGGAAAAAGAGGCAAAATAGAAGCGGCCATAATGAAAGGAGAGGGAGTTATGGCCGGGGTCTCCGACCTTTTTCTTATGCGTGGAAAAGAAGGGTGTCATGGGTTGTTTATAGAAATGAAGGCAAAAAACGGAAAATTACGAGAAAACCAACGAGTGTTTATCGAAGACGCAGAAAGAAAAGATTATAAAGTAGAGGTATGTTATTCATTAGAAGAGTTCATTGAAAAAGTAAATAACTATTTGAATAAAAAATAAGAAAACTATAACCAATAAAATGAGAAAAATTAAAAGATATAATGATATTCCTAAAGACTTGAAAATAAAGGTTTATGAATATTTTAAATCAAACGAAGAAAATACAATCCCCGCCTTATCAAAAATATTTAATATCTCACAGGCTCAACTCTCAAGGATTATAACAGAAATGCAATTGGAAGAAAAAACACAACTTAAAGTATAACTTTAATTAAAATAAATTAAATAACATTAAATCAATTTGTTGAATAAATAAAAATTAAGTATTTTTGTATAAATACTATTACTAAAAAATCTAAAAAAGATGGAAAATCAAAATTTAAGTTACGGGGGAAAGTTGGTAGGGTTAAATAACACCCCTACAGGAAATGAATTAGTTTACCAATTTAAAAAAAATGTAGCAGCTAAAATAGATACCTTAAATGATTTAAGAGCTACTTCTGAATCACAGGAACAGAAAAGATTGTGTTCTGTAGCAATAACGGAATTAGAAGGGGCACTTCTATGGGCAGTAAAGGCATTAACTTTTAATAAGGTAAGCTAACTACACCAACGTCTAAGAAAAATAATTTTAACTAAATAAATCTCTTTGGAAGTAATTTTTACCGGTACATTAAAAGGTTCAGACAAGTATATACATCAACAACTATCTAAGTTAAAAGAATGTGGGTTAGATCAATTTCATTTTATAAAAAAAATTGATATTGACTATTCTATCCTAGATCAAATAGAAAAGATAATTAAACTTGTGTTTAATATATCCGATGATATTTCCTCTAATTCTAAAAAACTTGAATATGCCCAAAGCAGAATGATGTATGTTCATTATGCAAGAAAGCTGGGATTATCTACTTATGAGATTAGTAAAAAACTAAATAGGCACATAACCAGTGTCTATTTTTTTATTAAAAAATTTGATGAAGACATCCAATACGATAAAAATTTTATACAAAAATATATACAGGTCGAAAAAGAAATTAAGAATAATATAAAGTTTGATTCAATTTAAAATGTGAAAATAACCCTTGATATGGCAAAGTATAGCAAAGAGATAGTAGAAGAAATAACCGATTTAATAAAATCCGATAGTTATACCGTTACAGAGATATGCAAAAGAGTTGGAATTGCCGATTGTACCTATTTTGAGTGGCAAAAAGAAAAACCCGATTTTTCCGATAAAATAAAAAAGGCAAAAAAAGAGAGACGTAAAATGTATGCAGTAGAAGCTGAAAAATCTTTATTAAAAAAAATTCGCGGATATGAAGTTGTAGAAACAAAGACAGTAAAAAAACCAAAATCAACGGAGATAACAACAACAACAAAACATATCCTTCCTGATACCGCAGCAATAATATTTGCACTTACTAATCAAGATCCCGAAAATTGGAAAAACAAACAGTTTAATGAACATACAGGGAAAGATGGTGATGATTTGTTTAAATCATTTGACGCCTCAAAAATACCTACCGAAAATTTAAAAAAGGTTGAAAAAATATTAAGTGAAGGACAAAACAACAGCTGAGTTTAATGAATGCACCGTGCCGGTATAATCCATTATTAGAAGCCCGTATTGAATTATTCAAGCGTAAAAATTTTGAGTTTATAACCGATAGGGATGGAAAGTCTCACAAAAAACAAAACGATTGCTTTCAACTATTGACAGACGATGTACATACAGACGTTGTGTACGGAGGAGCCGCAGGAGGAGCAAAAAGCTGGACAGGGTGTACCTATTTAGCTTTTATGAGTCTTTTATACCCTGGTACAAAATGGTTTGTAGGTAGAGAGACCTTAGTTGATTTAATGACTTCAACTTGGCAGACCTTCGGCAGAGTGTTTAAACAATATGGTATTGATAAAGATTACTATAAAATAAACGAAAAATATAATTTCATAGAATTTATCAATGGAAGTAGGATAGATTTTTTAAAATTACAATTCCTTCCGAAAGATCCTTTATATGAAAGATTCGGATCTAAAGAATATACAGGAGGATGGATTGAAGAAGCCGGACAAATTAATTTAGGTGCTTATGATATCCTTAAAACTAGGATTAACCGATGGATGAACGATAAATATGACTTAATCGGAAAAATATTTATTACTTGTAATCCTAAAAAAAATTGGCTTTATAATAAATTTTATAAGCCCTATATTAAAAAATTACTACCTCCACACATCGCTTTTTTACAATGCTTAGTAACTGAAAATCCTTTCATCGATTCCGGCTATATAAAAAACCTTCAAACGTCTAATAACAAGGTATTAATAGAAAGGCTTTTAAAAGCTAATTGGGATTATGAAGACAACCCGAATGCTATGTGTGCCCACGATACCATTTTACAAATATTTAATAATATACTATCAGTTAAGAATGGAAAGTATTATATAGTTTGTGACGTAGCACGGTTTGGGTCTGATGTCGCCAGAATAACTGTGTGGAATGGTTATGTTCTTATCTACCAAAATCAATTTGATACCTCGAAACTAACGGATATTCAAATGAACATAAAACATTTGCAGCAAAAATATAAAATACCGAATTACAGAGTATTAGTAGATGAAGACGGGGTTGGTGGTGGAGTGGTTGATAATTGCAATGTGATTGGGTTTAAAAATAACTCTAAACCTTTTAATGAGGAAAATTATAAAAATCTTAAAACCCAATGCGCTTATAAATTAGCAGAAAAGATAAATAATAATGAAATAGGGTTTGAGGCTGAAATAAGCGAAAGCGAGAAAGAAAATATAATCCTGGAGTTAGGAAATCTTCAAACTTGGAATGTTGACGGTGACGGCAAGTTAGAGGTTAAACCGAAGGAAGAAATTAAAGACACTATTGGCCATTCACCCGATTGGTTAGATTGTTTTACTATGAGGATGTATTTTGAATACATGGATACGGGGGTATTTGAAAATATAACTAAAGACACTTTTGGTTTTCACTAAAAATAAATAAATATTAAAATATTGATAATGGGAGTAAATAAAACGTTTGATGAGTTATTGTCTACTAAAGATATAAGCGGTATTTTGTCAATACTGGACAATAACAGCGAAAACGCGTCAAGTAATATTAAAAAATATAATGTAAACACGCATAATATAAATGATAGAGAAGATAAGATTTTAACCAATGAAAAAGGAGAACGGATAGGCCTAAAAAAACAATGGAAGTTGCCTATAAATTATCCAAAATACATCAATGAAATTTCCTTAGTTATGCTTTTTGGTAATCCGGTTAAATGGAATCAAATATCGAAAAAAACGGATAATGCCTACCATAAGTTTTTGGATGTTTTAAAGAAAATAAGATTTGACTATGCTATAAGACAATGCAAAAGAATTGCCGGAGCTGAGTCGGAAAGTGCCTTATTAATCCATTGGGAAAAAGAAGAAGAAGGAGGACCACCGGACATTTTAGCTAAACCCTTGTCAAAATCCCTTGGAGATGATTTGTATTATTCAAAAGATCAATTTGGTAGATTACTGAATTTCGCCAGAGTATATAACTTAAAAGTCGGCGGCGATGTAAAGCAACATTGTGATATATACACCAAAAAAAATATTTACAGATGTGTTAAATCTAATTTAGGGTGGAATGTAAATATAGAAATTAATTTAGCAGGCAAGATACCGGTAATTTTATTTCAACAAAATACAGAATTCGGGGACGTGAATCCTCTTATTGAAAGGCAAGAATGGTTAGCGTCTACTAATGCTGATACCAATGATTATTTTTCTTCTCCAATCCTTAAACTTCATATAGATAAAATAGCTTCCATGCCGGAAAAAAATGACCAGGGCAAAATAATTAAATTAACCGGTGAAGGCGGGGCCAGTTATTTAACTTATGATTCTTTACCTGAAGGAAAAAAATACGAAATGGATTTTTTAGATAAACACATACTAAGGGGAGCGTTTACACCTAGTATAGATTATGAAAACATTAAAGGCACCAGTAATATGTCCGGTAAAGCTTTAAAGCAATTAATGATATTAGCTAAAATAAAAGCAGATATGAATAAGGAAATATACGGGGCTATGTTGGACCGTTTCTCTAATTTGATTATAGCTATTATTTCAAATATTCTAGATGTTAAATTAAAAGAAGAATGTGAAAAATTGATTATAACCCATGAATTTCAAGAACCATTTGATGAAGACATCTCAACCTTGTTAAATGATTTAATAGAGGCAAAGCAGAACGAAATTATTTCGCAACAAAGCGCCGTATCATTAAATCCTTATGTAACTAATGCTTCAGAAGAATTAGAGAAAATTAAAATAGAAAAAGAGGAAAAGGTAGAAAAAGAAAGAGCCGTAAATATTTTTGAATCCGGTATTTAATCTTAAAAATTTAAACTAATGGAAATAAAAACTAAATTTAGCGTAGGAGATACTATATATATTAAAAACGACAGTAAACAATTGGAAAACTTTATAATTGAAATACTAATAACCATGAATGAAGTAAGGTATAAATTAAGAGATGAAAGCGGGGCGGGGATATATTATGAATTTGAACTGTCGAAAGAAAAGGATCTATTAAAAACCTTATAAAAACTAGGTAAGAAGTAAAATGCTTGACGATGCCCATAAAAGAGTAGATGAGTATACCATTCAGATTGAAAAACTCTATGAAAAATATACAGATCTTTTAATTGAACTAATACTAATTCATAGAATTACCTTACATAAAAAAGCATTTACTTTTTATGATTATCCGTTTGCTGAATTGGTAAAGAATATACTACGAAATATGTATTCAGAATTATATTCCTCATTGAAAGTTTCAATTACTAAGGAATGGAACCTGTCCAATACTAAAAATGACGAGTTAGTAAAAAAAATAAAAATAATCAAGAACAAGGATAAGTTTTTGAAAAGAAATGATGCCCCCTTACATGCTTTTTTTGAACGCAAAAGATACGGTTTAAACTTGTCCGATAGAGTTTGGAAATTAACCACTCAACACAAAAAGGAGTTAGAATTGTGCATAGACGCTTGTTTGCGTAGTGGACAATCTGCACATTTATTGAGCATCGGTATAAAAAAATATCTTAACGAACCGGACAGGCTTTTTCGGAGAATTAAAAATCAAAACAACAAATTAACTTTATCAAAAGCAGCGAAAGAATATGCGCCGGGGAGAGGAGTTTATCGAAGCAGTAAAAAAAATGCCTTACGCCTGGCAAGAACTGAAATTAATATTGCATACAAAACTGCAGATATTGAAAGATGGCAAGATATGCCCTTTGTCGTGGGCTATGAAATAAAAAGAAGCAAAAACCCGTATCCCTGTAAAATATGCGATTCATTAAAGGGTAAATACCCTAAATATTTTCAATTTGTAGGGTGGCACCCACAATGTTTATGCAGTATGCTTCCAATTTTAATGACACATGAAGAAATGCTTAAACTTAACAACTATACGTTGCGTGGAAAAGAGCTTGACTGGAAAAGTGTAAATGAAGTGGAAGAGTTGCCTTCAAACTTTTTACTTTGGTTAAGCGAAAATCTTAAAAGAATTAATACAGCAAAGTCTCTACCTTATTTTATTAGAGACAATAAAGATATTTTACCTATAAAGCCCATTTTCCAAAACCTGTGATTAATTAGTTTTTAACCTTCTTTTATATTCCTGTATGCTACAGGAAAGACTCTTGTTTTTTTATAGTAATTATTTAGTAATTACCCATTTAAATCAAGCGATGCGCTCATGCCGTAATGTATTTTTGTGCTACAAAATATTTTGTAATGAAAGAAAAAATAAAAACAGCGCTAAAAACTAAATATAAAAATTTAGGGTTTGGAGAAAAAGCATTTAACGGGATGGCTAGTTATTTAGCTGATAACGTAACAGTAGAGGGAGATATTGATACCGCTATCTCAGGGGTTGAAAATCTTCTTAAAGCATTTCAAGGAGAAGTAGATACGGTTCGTCAGGAAAAGTCCCTACTACAAAACAAACTTGCTGAACTTGAAGGCTTAAAAAATAAACAGGAACACGGTAACGAATCTAATTTATCGGGGGCACCGAATTGGTTTCTTGATTTCAAAAAGGCAAATGATCAACTTATTGCCGGTATTGCTGAACAAAATAAAAAATTATTAGAAGAGCAAGGAAAGGAAAAAAGGCAGCAGCTTATTACTAAATATGTTAAAGAAATGGAAATACCGGAAGGACGCATGATCGGTGTTAAAATTGACGATCATCTGAAAGAGGATGAAATAAAACAATTACTTTCTGAAATTAAGCAATCTACAATAAATCTAGAAGTACCTACCAAAAAAACGGGACTTCAAGTAACCAATGATGCAATGTTAGCTCAAGAAGAAAAAGATTTCGTAGCAAGTTTGCCGAATAAATCATAATAATAAAAAAATGGGAGTAAATTTTAAAGAAACAAAATATGCAGGCAGTAAGCAGCCTTTTTGGCGTGGAGAAAGTAAAGTGCTGCCCGCGGGGTTCAATATCACTAATAAATTACCAATAGGGACTTTTATTCCTCGTGGATCTTTTGTTAAAGTTGATTTTGACAAATTAGAAGCTACAATTATCAAATACGTGGTTATAGTGGGTGGTGGAACCGCTTCTAAGCCCAGAATACCTAAAGGGTCCTTGCTATGTAAAGGAGATGTTGTCATGAAAAGTGGAGGAGAAGAGGTGAAAATTACCGAAATTGATACTGATGATACCACGTTTGACACGATTACATTATCAAAACCGATTCAGGATTTAAAAGAAGGCGATATACTATATGATCCTACTAATATCCCAGAATTTGTTGTTGAGTCCGACAAAACAGTAGACGACATTAAAGACACAACCGTAAGTATTTCGTATGAAGCGGTTATCCTTAAAAGCGTGTTGGGATCCTTTCCTGAGGAATGGAAAGAGGGCCATTATCTAAAAAAGAATCATAATATTTTATTTATAAATCAATAATATGCCACCAATTTTATATAGCTCTATATTTAAAGAATTAACTAAAAGAGTACAATTACGCATTGACGAAGCTTCACGACAAAATAAATTGTTGTTTGACGCACCTGTTTACGAGAATTATATGACGTGGGATATTCCTACTACCGCTTATAACTTTGAAGAAATCATAGGTAAATATAATTTATCGATTGCCGCTGCTACTATAGATGAGAATGCTAAAGAGCCGATTCGAGGACCTCAAGGTTTGAGTACAATTAGTGCAAAAAATCTTACACATGCTCATTCTATTCCGTTGCCTGTACAAGAATACAGAAAGATATTAGAATTGCTAAACAGTAGTTTTTTACCCGATCAGAAAAAAAAGCAAGAATTAATGCAAATCATGTTTGGTGCTGTTAAAAACGCAGTGGAAGGGGTTCAAGCAAAACTTGACATGATATTTTTAGGAGCATTATCCAATGAAGGAATTTATAATTTAAATGCAGATAATAACCCTGAAGGGATTAAAACGAGTATCAATTATCAGATGCCTGACTCCAACAAAGGAGTTGCAACCATAGAGTGGGTACAATCTAATATAGATACGGTGGATCCTTTTGAAGATATTCAGAGTATAGTGGATGCCGCCCAAAATATAAAACTTTCTGAAATATGGATTTCTCAAGCAAAACTTAGTTTTATTACGAAAGCTAAAAAATTAAAGCAAGTTATTTTTGGTACGGATAAAAGTAACAGTCCGATTTTATTAAGTCAGTTAAATTCATTTATGGAGAGTAATGAATTGCCGAAGTTTAAAGTGATCCGTCGTCAAACAAATGTACGTTTACCGGACGGGTCATTAAAAACAATCAGTCCTTTTAACGGTAAAAACTTGGTATTTGTGCCTGAAGGTAATTTAGGTGTTATTAAAAATTCATACACAGATAACGAATTAAGACCGGAAGATGGCATAACATATTCTAATTACGGACGCATTCGAATTGCACAATGGGGAGTTGGTGAAAGGCAAAATTCAAATCAAACCGATTTTATTAAAGCAGAAACCATAGCCTTACCGGTATTTAATTCAATCAATGGGATATTTAGTTTAAAAACCGAAAAATAGTTAGATAATCCCATGACTTACAAAGAATACTTATTAGCAACGTTAGCTCCATTTGGAGTTGAGATTGCAACCGTTGATTTAATCATAATAAATCAAAAACTTTCACCCGATAAAGAAGTAAAGACCGAAGAAGATGTGTTGCTTTTGAAAAAAACACTCTTTAAAGAATTCAGCATATATCTTCCGAAGCAAAAAACTTTGTCTGAGGGGGGGTATTCCATTTCTTGGGACATGGAAGCAATACGGTTGTGGTATTCTTCATTAGCAAAAGAATTAGGCGAAGACGATACGTTTTTTACAAGTTCAACAATAAGTGCTGTCCATTTATGGTAATGCAATATCCCTATAAATTAGAAATACTTGTAATTGCTGAGTCTATTCGGGATGGCAACGGTGATTACCAACCTCAAAAAACTGAATGGAAACATTATTGTTATTGCAGGGATGAAGCCGGAAACGGTAAAGTAATTAAAGGTGTAGATGGTGTTAATTATTTATATACGGCATTGATACAATGCCCAAAGGGTACAAAACAGGTGACTCAAGGAACGCTTATTAGAGTGATAGATGGAGAAGGATCCGTAAGGGTGCAGGAGTTGCCTGTGATGTATTCGCGAATGGATCAATTACATACAAGACTATGGGTTTAAAACCAGAATTTAATTTAGGCGAAATAAGGGCTAAATTTCATAAATACACTGAAAAGGTAGAAAGTATTCTTTTAATGAATTTAAGTTATTTAGGAGAACAAGCTGTAATTGAGGCAAGAAATAACGGGCGCTATAAAAACATAACCAATAACTTGCGTTCTTCCATAGGTTACCTGATTGTTAAAGATGGAAGCGTGGTTAAAAAACTAGGTTTTAACCGTCATGGTTTAGCAGAATACAATATGCAGGGAGCTGAAAAAGGCGAGAGTTTAGCGTTAAAATTAGCTGCAGAACAACCCAAAAACTCGTATTCATTAATAGTAGTAGCGGGGATGAACTATGCCGTATACGTGGAAAGTAAAGGGTATAATGTCCTTACTTCTTCTGAAGAATTAGTCAGACGGGAGCTTCCAAAAATGGTTACCAATCTAAACAAGTTAATAAGTTGAGAACCAATATAGATGTACTTGATTTAATTTTCAAGACAATACACTCTTTACAAGCCTGTTTAACCGGAGGAATTTATAAACTGCAACGTCCGGCAAACTCAAATAAAGAAGATATTGTTATTAACTCTTTAATACTTTCAACCGGAGACATACAAAAGGGGACATATAACCTTAATATTCATGTTCCTGATTTGGTAATAAAATACAAAAATCAAATACAAAACCAGCCAAATTTAAAAAGGCTGAACGAGTTAAATGAATTAGTAAGAAATAAAATAGATGAAATTTATAATGAGGATTACAACTTATATATAGTTTGGGAAAATACTCTTAAAGATGTGGATACCGCTAATAATCATTATATAAATATAAGAATTCAATTTATAAGTTATAAAGCATATTTTAAATAAAATAATAGAAAATGGCAACAGATAAGACAACAACCAGGGGACTTCAAAAAATAGAATTTGGAACCATTCCTACAGATGGAGGAATGACTAATCAGTGGTTCCGATTGGGATATACAAGACGAGAAACATTCACATTTAACAGTGAAGATGGAGATACAACGGATTTTTATTCAGAAGAATCAGATACGGCGATTGATTCAATAACAGTACCAGGAAAAGAGAGTTTTGAGTTTGATTTAATGAACTTTAATTTAGAAACGTTACAAAAACTTTTTGGTGGAACTATTAAAGGCACGGGAGACGAGGCCATTTATTGTGCACCAAATAAAATTGAAGCAAAAGAATGGAGCTGTAAAATCACTCCTGAAAAGGGATATATATTTGCTTATCCTAGAGTGTCCATAATGCCTAAATTATCCGGTTCTTTTACAAAAAACGAACTGATGCAAATACACTTAGTGTGTACAATACTTGAACCAACTAAAGAAGGTGTGCCTAAATGGCAAACACAGAAATTTATTAAACCCTTAATTAGGTTAGATTCAATTTTAAAAAGCACGGATTTAGGAAAGCTCAAGGACAATAACGCTGAGACCATTTTAAATCGAGTAAACGAATTAAACCCATTAGTAGATACTTCAAACGTTGAAGTTTCCAATATAACCAAAAATTCAGCCACAATTAGTGAAAAAGCAGGGGGAGGGTATATAGGCACGGTAAACGTTGGGTTTACAGTTTTAGCGCAATAAAATTTATAAAAAATAAAAAAATCATGTAAATAAGCCTATATAAACCCTACTATATAGGCTTTTTAACTATATACAACCATGGATATATCTCAAAAACTACAAGCAGAAAGACAAGAATACGATTTGCTGTTAAATCAAGGAGTTGAATTTTCAATTCCTGTGGAATATATAAAAAAAGAAAAGATTAAACGAGAGGGCCTATTTTCATTCTTACCCGCAACGTATAAAACAGTAAAAATAAGCAAAGAGAAAAAATTTGTTATAAAACAACCGGTATTAAAGGTCTTAGACAGGCTATCTAAAGAATATTTGAAGTTAGAATATGAAAATTCACTAGATAATGAAGATCAATTGCAGCTAAATAAAGCAGTTGTAACGTTAGTTAGAGAAAAGGCGATTGTCTTAGCAAAGATTGTTGCTATTGCCGTTCTGGGCATGGAATATACGAATGAAAAAAAATTGAAATATTATACAGGGCTTTTTTACCGCTCATTAACTCCTTCAAAACTGGTAGAGGTTGCGCTGTTGATTAATACTATAGGAAATTTAGTGGATTTTACCAACTCTATCAGATTACTTGCCCCGCTAAGGACAGCGATCCCGACTCCGATAGAGGAAAACAAAGAGGCTTAAAATCTTTATACGGGATAAGGGGAGAAATTAAAAAAAACTTTGGGTTTACATGGAAAGAAATGAACGAGGTTATTCCATGGCCAATCATTCAACGAATGATGATAGACGCTTCAAATTATGAATACGACACAAACGACTCAAAGACTCCGTCTACCTCTCAATCTAACAAGGTGTCCTATCAAACGGATGAGGATATTATAAATTATATGCTAAATCAACAAAATAAAAATCTAAAATGAACAATAACGAAGGAGCTTTAAATTTTTCGGCTGAAATTGATCTAAGCCTTATAAAAAAAGCGATAAAACAGGGAGAAGATTTAATTAAAAATTTTTCCAATAATGCCGTGGATGATTTTTCTAAATTAGATACTGCAGTTGTAAATTCCGGTAAAAGGTTAGAATATTTAATACAAAAAAATGCTTCCAAATACGGGGTAAATTTAAATAAATTAATCCTTCCTGCCCCCGGAAACAGTGTGAGTAACGAAATGGTTAAGCAGCGGGTTATTATGGAAGAAGCCAAAAGAAATATTAAAGAGTTGTATAAGGAGATCGAGAGCTTTAAATATCAACAAAAAACTTTTGGCGAAGGGTCCAAAAAATGGAACGAACTAAAAAACAGAATTATCGATGCTAAGTCTGCTGTAACCGCATATTCAACAGAATTAGAGACGGCGAAGCAAAAAATAAAAGATTTATCTTCCAATAAACCTGTTAAAGCAACCATTCAGGGTATCGATAAAACTAAAAAAGATGTTGAAAATTTATCTAGTACCGTTAAAGATGAAACCTCTAAAATGAACGGGTATTTTAAATCTCTATCCACAGGGGTTGCCGCTTATTTTTCGCTAACAGCCTTAAAAGGCTTTACCAACCAATTAATAAAAGTTAGGGGAGAGTTTCAACAAAACCAAATAGCATTTGAAGTTATGCTTCAAAGCAAGGCAAAGGCCGACCAATTAATGGGCGAATTGGTAAGTTTTGCTTCCGAATCTCCTTTTGGGTTGCAATCTTCCGCAAAAGCCGCAAAACAGCTGTTAGCTTATGGGAGTGCCGCACATGAAGTGCGCAATGAACTCAAAATGTTAGGGGATGTTGCATCAGGGGTGTCTCAACCAATCGGAGACCTGGCGTATTTATACGGTACGTTGAGGACACAAGGAAGAGCGTATGCGGTAGACATCAGGCAATTTGCGGGGAGGGGTATCCCTATTTACGAGGAATTAGCTAAGGTCCTAAAAGTTAATACCAACCAAATAAACGAAATGGTTGAAGCCGGAAAAGTAGGATTTCCTGAGGTTCAAAAAGCGCTTAAAAATATGACTTCAGAGGGCGGAAAATTCCATAACTTGATGATCAAACAAACGGAATCATTGGTTGGACTACGGGAAAAACTATCTGATGCGGTAGATGTTGCATTAAATGATATAGGCACAAAAACACAAAGTATACTTTCAGGAGGAATTTCGGCCGCTGCTTTTTTAGTTGAAAACTATGAAGCATTAGTTAAAGTTTTAACTACACTTATCAGTACTTACGGGGCTTATCGCGCCGCATTAATGCTCGATAATACACTTCAAAAAGCCAAAGATACTACAACTATGATTGCAAACGTAGTTAATCTGTCCAGGGTCACTCAAGGATTGACTGTAGTTTCAAAGTCCCGAGCGGTAGCCTTAGCGGCTGAAACCGTGGCCCAAAAAGCTTTAAATGCCGCGTTGATTACTCATCCTTTTGTGTTAATTACCACCACTATTGTCGGATTAACCGCTACTATGTGGGCCTTGCATGACAGCACTAACGCTCAAGAAGAAGCGCAAAAAAAATTAAATGCTCGATTGGAAGAAGGACAAAAAAGAAGAGAAAATACCTCAAGATGGGTAGATACGATCAATTCACAAACAAACTCCATTTATGCTCAAGTAGAAGCTTTCAATAAATTAAAAGCCTTATACCCCGACTATTTACGAAACTTAGATCTTCATGCTTTTAAAGCCAAAAGTGCGGCAGAGCAACAAAAGATTTTAAATAAAGCCATGGATGATGCCGATGTTAAGATAAACACGAAAGGCATTGAAGAAGTGGAAAACAAAATTAAAGAATTAAGAGAACGTTATGAAAGAACGGTAAAAGACGACAAAAATGTATTTGAAATTATTCATGTAACCAAATTACTTGCGGCTCAAGAAGAAGAATTAAAATTACTTAAAGAGCAAAAAAAACTTAACGAGCAAAACGCCAAAGAGGCTGCGTATCAAGAATTATCGGAAAAAGAGAAAATTAAATACCTTGAAGAGCAAAAGAAAATTTTAACAGACCAGGCATTGGCTATTTTGGATAATCAAAATGTATTGAATAAAGAGAATTTATCGCATGAAAAAAAGATATCATTAGTAAAACAAGGGACTGAGGGCCTGTTGAAACAAAAAAAATTAATTATTGAAACTAAAGACGAGGTAGATAAACTAGGAAATTCATTTTCGGTTATTCCTTCTTATTTATCACCCATCAATTATGCTTTAAAAAATAAATTAGAAGAGATAAGCGGTGTCGACGTAAAATTATTAGCTCTTAAATCACCGGCAGCAACTAAAAATAAGGAATATTGGAAAAAAAGAGAAGAAGAGTACACCAAATTACTGGAAGCGTTGCCATCTTCGGGCAGGACCACCAATCAAGAAAAAGACTTTAAAGAATACACCCAACTGATCAAAGAAGCACGAAAAGAGTTAGATAAATACAATATTTCCGTTGAAAAATCATCCAAAAGAAAGACTAAAACTAAAAAAGAAGAATATCCTTACGGATCTTTAAAATATTGGGAAGAGGTATCCAGGAAAATTGATGACATTATATCAAAAACAGCGTATGAAGAAAAAAACAAGGAGTTTATTAAAAAGCTTTCCGACAAAAAGATAGAAGCAGATCAAAAAGTGGAAGAGATCCGTTTCAATCTGGCAATACGGGGCTTTGATGAAGAATTGACCTATAAGAGTCAACAATATTCTAATTACTATAAATGGATCGAGAATTTGGGTAAAGATTCTGCCGATAAGCAATTTTCCGATTTACTAAAAAACGGGAATACATTTTTAGAATATTTAGAAAAACAAAAAGCCAATATCGTAAATAAGGGAGACCAATTAACTTTAGTTGAAGGCAATCAACTATCCGTCCTTATGGACAGAATTAATGAAATTAAAGGTATAAAATCATCCTTTGAGCAACTAAAGGACAGTATAGCCCGAGCAAAAGATGAAAGCCGGTCCTTGTTTGAATATGTGGAAAAAATTGCAGAATTCAAACAAAAATTGAATGAAGGAGCGATTAATATTTTTGGTGAGCAAAAAAATGAAGCGTTTAATTTCCTCAATCAAGAATCCGAAAAAACACAGCAGGATATTTTAAATAAATTATTGGCAAATTTCAAAACTTTTGAAACTCAACGAAAAGAAATAGTTGAAGAAGCCGAGAAAAATATATTGCTTGCAAGAGAAAAAGGATATTTAGAATTGATTCCTCTCATAGAAAAGACTAAAGACAAACTTATCGGAGAATTAGACGCCTCGGAAATACAAGGTTCTGATGTTTGGCAAAATCTATTTGACGGGATGGGCGATGTGTCTTTAGAGGTGTTTAAGAAAAGCACGAAGAAGATGAAAGAAATGATCGCCAATATTAGTGATGAAGGAATTAAAAAGAATCTAACCAACCAATTAGACGATTACGAAGCCTCTATTTCTTCTCCTTTAACCAATCTTAGAAAGGCTATTAAAAAATACAAGGATGCCGAAGGTGATATGAATAAATCCAAGGCGCTTGATAAATTAAAAAAAGCGTATCAAGAGTTTGAAGAGAATGCAATAATGTCTTTAAAGGCAGTTTCCAACGGATTAAAGGATTTAGGCTATAATACCGAAGATTTAGATAAAGTCGTTAAAGGAATAGAAGGAGGAATGCAGGCTATTTCGGGTATATTAAATAAAAATCCGGCGCAAATAATAGGTGGAGCTATGGGACTGATCAGTACGCTTTCTGATGCCTTTGATCGCAAATCAAGAAAATTGCAAAGAAGAACGAAACAATTAAAATCTGAATTAGCCGAAATACAGCGGTTGTTCTCAAACATGGAACGAGAAGTAGGCAGGGCGGTAGGAGAGGATTATTACTCAACGCAACGGGATAAAATCCAAAATTTACAATCTCAACAACAAAAACTCAATGAGTTAATTGCTAATGAGCAAAAGAAAAAAAGCAAGAAACGTGATAACGGAGCGATTGAAGATTGGAAAAATCAAATAAATGAAATTAATAATCAAATCACCGACATTCAAAACAATATAGCAGAAACCCTCACCCAAACAAATTTTAAAGACGTGGCAAACCAATTGGCAGATGTTTTTACGACTGCTTTTTCAGAGGGTAAGGATGCGGCCAAAGATTTTGAAAAGACGTTTAAGCAGGTCATTGCTAATTCCGTTAAAAACGCGCTTAAATTGCGCATATTAGAACCGGTAACCGACAAATTTGTCAAGGATATGTCTGACTATATGGGTAATAATAACAATTCCTTATCAGGGTTTGATTTTGATAAATGGAAAAACCGGTTGAGCGAGGCGGGAAATAGTTTTACTAATGCACTTACGGAGTTTGAAAATTTTTTTAAAAACATTAACTCTGCAGATATGGATCCTCTCTCAGGAGCTATTAAAGGAGTGAGTGAAGATACGGCAAATTTAATTGCCGGACAGTTGAATGCCATTCGCATGAATCAATTAAATTCTTTTAATTTATTGAGAGATCAACTTACTTTGATGAGTAAAATTGAAATGAACACCTTTAAATTAAATTCCATGGAAAAAATGATGAGTGACATGGTACAATATATTAAATCTAATTCGGGACTGGACAGCGCCCGAGCAAAAGGATTATTCTATTAAATAAAAAAAATGGATAATAGACAAATAAAAAATATCATGCTAAAAATGGGAGGGCATTGTGAAGATTCATTAAACGATCTTGAGAATGCCCGGACCGTTAGAGAATTGACCCACGTTTTATTCGATTATATTAAACCTTGTATGGAAAAAGATTTTCCTACTTATGAAATTATGGAACATTTTAAGTTGAAAGGTGAGCCTTACGGGGTTTATGTAGGCAGCAGGGGGGTATTTGAAGCTCAAGAACAAAACATTCTTTACGGAGATTCAACGATCACTTTACATGTCAAGCCGTATGATGTGGTAAGGATCTATTTAAAGCATATTGCTCATGTAGATCTGTCGGTAGGAGAGAATGCCATAGTACTACTATATAAATTCGACCAATCTACTTTTAAAATAATCAATGGAGATGAAAATAATATTTTTATTAGAGATAAAATAAAGTAAATTTTATATATTTGAGGGCAAAATTAATTATATGAAAAAGATCTTTTTAGTTTTATTTATTTTAATTTATACATTTTCTTTTGGACAGAGCGCAAAAGAGATGCTTAAAGAAATACAAGGTAAATGGAGTTTAGACGATAATAATAATGTTACCGTTGTTAGAATTATTGAAGTGCCAAATATGAGTAAAGATGAAATCTTCCAAAGGGCATTGAATTATTTTACATATAATTATGTAAGTGGAAAATCAGTAATTCAGACCCAAGATAAAGAATCTGGAGTAATTGTTGGCAAAGGGCTATATGAGAATGTACATAAGGGGATCAATGTGTTCAAGATGAAAGTTAGTGCATGGCATATATTGAGGGTTGATGTTAAAGAAGGTAAAGCAAGAGCGATTGTAACACTTTTACAATATGAAAAAGAGATGATAGTTAGTGGAAATTCGTTGCCAAATTATTCAACGTCCTTTATTGCCCAAGAATATCCAATCAATCCTAAAGGTGCAAATAAAACAATTATGGGTAAAGCTTTTTATAAAACTTTCAAAAAAGCCAATGCTACATTAGAAAACTTAGAAAAAACTATTAAAGAAGGTTCTACATCAAAAGATATAGAAAATTCCGATTGGTAAATTTTAATTTTTTGTGACACCTCATAAACATAGAATTTTAATCCGTTAATTTTTTAGCGGATTTTTTTATATTTTAATCTGGAAGAATAACTTTGTTATATGTGGATAATATCATGGTTCCTTTTTGTGGATCGACTAAAAGGTCTTTGTTGTTATTCAAACTTCGGGTTCTAAAAACACAAAATATTTTTATTATATGTTCTGGATATTGTTCTTTTAATTTTATAGCACATGCCATAGATGTACGGCCTAAAGTTAAAACATCATCTATTAATATTATGTTTGGTTTAGTTATAAGCATAGGGGTAACAGCTAAGCTATCTAAATGCGTCTGTACGCTATTTCTTAATTCTGCTGTATATTGACTACTTGATTTTGGAATAACTTTTATTCTTTTTAGGCAAGTTATAACATCAGAAGAAAGATTTTTTTTTACTAAATTTTCAGCTATCACTCTTGATGGGAAAACTCCATCCAAGACTAATGGAGCGCTTCTAGGAGTAGGTACTAAAATTGAATCTTTGAAAAATTCAGTATTTTTATTATTAATTATCGACTCAGCTAAATCAATACTAAATTTGGGTGACCCATTTTTACATAAGCCTAATAATCTTTTAGATTTTTCTGCATTTTTAGTTACCCCTCTAGGAGAATATACTAAGTATGTAAAAAAATCAAAATGCATATTCTTCTTTTGAGGTTAAATATGGTATTTCATCAATTAAATTTTCATAATTTTTATTGGTTAGAATTTCTGCACCATAGTCAAGCATTTCTTTGGCCCAAGTTACTTTACCATCTTTAATAATATTCTCCATTATAAAAAGATTTCTACCAAGTCTTAATGCCTCCCAACCTTGATGTTTTGTTCCGCTTTTTTCAGATGCTTCAATTATTATGGTTGCATCACTTATAAGAGCCATAGTCCTATTCCTTATAGGAAAATTTTTAGGGCTAATTGGATAACCTTCAGGGAATTGTGATAATAATAATTGTTCTGCAGCTATTCTATCTTGTATATGTTTGTTTTCTTTCGGGTAATATTTGTCAAGAGGTGTACCAATTACCGCAATTGTATTGCCATTATTATCCATAGCAGAAGAGTGAGCAAATGCATCTACCCCCTGTGCTAAACCACTAACAACAGTAATATTAGAATCAACTAAAAATTTTACAATTTTTTTTGTTCTTCTTATTCCTAAATCTGAAATATTTCGAGATCCAACAACCGATACACGTCGCCCTTTACTAAGTAAAGAAAAATTGCCTTTAAAATACAATTCTTTAGGGCTATTTTTTTTTTCAATATCTGTTAATTTGCTGAAATATTCTTTATAAGTATTCATTTAGTGTAAAAAAATTGCTTTAGGTAATATTCATTAATCAAAGTTACGAATTAAATAACGATTATAATATTTTCAATTTCTTTTTTTCTTTTTTCTTTTTCATTGTGTCTAACTATATCTAATTGTTGTTGATAGTTGGATAAATTCAATAAATTTTCTTTTCTAAAAGCTATTAAAAATTCTCTAATTATTCTTTAATAATCCTTTTCTTTTATTATAGCTAAAATTTTTTCCAACTCGTTAACTGTATTAGCTTTAAAAAATTCTCCTTTAAATTCTATTAGTGCGGTTAAGCCCTCTTCTTTGGTGTCATCAAATAAGTCTTTAACATCAACTCCTAAAACATCCGCTATTTTTTCTAATGATGCATAAGACGGTGATTTTAAAAGATTGGTTACATAGCTTCTATTATCTTTTCTTCCAAGTAATTCAGCAAGTTTAGCTTTATTTAAACCCTTTTGATGTAATACTTTTTCAATATTTAAGCCCATATCTTTAACTTGTTTTAACAAAAATAAACATATTTACCAATTAAGTTTTTTAATAATTAAACTTTAACATTATTTTAACAAAAATATTTTATTTTATATTTGTTTTGTAATATCAAAACTTTATATATTTGTTGTATAAAAATTACTAAACAACAAAAATTATAACCATGAAAACAATATTGAGTAAAATTATGAAAACGGCTTGGCAATTTTTCAAAACTACAGGTATAACATTTTCTGAATGCTTAAAAAAAGCATGGAGAAATTATAAGTTAATTAAAGAAATGAAAGAGGGGATAGTTAGATTTTATTTTCAAAAAGTAAATGGAGAAATAAGGGAAGCATGGGGAACACTTAATGAAAAATATCTGCCTCAAACAACAGGAACAGACAACAGGAAGAAAAACGATTTTCTACAAGTGTACTTTGATACAGAAAAGCAGGAGTTTAGAAGTTTTAAAAAATTAAATCTAATATGATTATGGAAACATTAGTAAAAATAGAAAATAGTCAAGCAGTAACTAATAGTTTGCTAGTCGCAGAAAAGTTCAATAAAAATCATCGTGATGTAATACGCTCTATTAGAGACTTATTATCATCTGCGCAAAATTGCGCTGTACTCCAAATGTCCTTAGAATCAAGTTATAAAGCATCAAATGGTAAGACAAACTCTATTTACATGATGAACCGCTATGGTTTTAGTTGTATAGTTAAACAGATAAAAAAAATATTTGTAAGAATTGAAAAATTTTATACATTTGTCATGCATAACACACATAATGTATTTGGAGGTAAAAAATCCCAAAAAATATTTAAGCCCGTACGAGCCGTTTGGAGCGGTGACATCTTATACCTTCAGTATGTGAGTTATGCAGCGTACGGGTTTTTAAATTTAACTACTTATATTTTATTATCTGATTTTCTTTTTTCACCATCAATATTTTCTAATAGATTTCTTAAATCTTGAATAGAATTTATTTTATGAACTTCTCCCATATACTCAATATATCCTGTTAAATCGTCATTATTATCAATAAATAGGTCAGAAATTTTTACACCTAAAGCATTTGATAAGGTTTCTAATGTTTCTAAAGAGTTTTTTTCTCCTTGTTTTATATAGTAATATATAGTTTGCCTATTCACATTTAATAATTCTGCTAGTTTTGATACTCCTTTTTCTTTAATTAATTTTTCTAATTGTAAAGTAATCATATTACATAATTATATACTACAAAAGTAGTAATATATATTACATTATAGGTTTAATTGTAGTATAAATATATTACTATTTAACAAATATTTAACATTTAGCATTTGTTATTGTAATATAATCGTTATACATTTGTAGTATAATAATTGACAAAAACACATAAGGATATGAGCAATACAGTAAAATTAAACAGGTATAAAAAAATAAACTTAGAATTATTTGAAACTCTTTAAATTAAATCTAATATAGTTATGGAAAATCAAATATTTATTTTTAATGGAAACAAGATTACATTTCAGTTTGGAAATGGTGATATCATGGTGAATGTAACAGAATTTGCAAAAGCATTTTCTAATAAAAATTTATCACAAATAATAAACTCAAAGGAAATAAAGGATTATATATCTGAATTGTCAGCTATACAAAATTATATAGCTTCTGATTTACTGATAGTTGAAAATGGAAGAGGTACATGGGCGCACCAAAGAGTTGCATTACGGATAGCTCAAAAATTATCAACTAAATTTTCTATTTGGGTAGATGAAAGAATAGAAGAACTATTAAGACACGGTCTTACGGCAACCCCTCAAAAGATAGACGAACTAATACAAAACCCTGATCTAGTTATAGGGTTAGCTACACAATTAAAGCAAGAAAGGCAACAAACTGAATATTTAAGACAACAATCCGAAAAACAAGAAAAAGAACTTCAAAAACAAGCGCCCAAAGTTGAGTATTACAACAACGTACTGAATTCTGAAAGTACTTATAATACAAATTTGATAGCCAAAGAGCTCGGAATGAGCGCAAGGACGTTAAACAAAATTTTAGCAGACAACAAAATACAGTATAAGCAAGCGGGCGTATGGGTTTTGAACCATAAGTTTCAAGACAAAGGATTTACGAAAACCAAAACTACCCTGTACAAAGGTAGTGACGGGATTGAACGGACGTGTATGTTAACGGTATGGACGGAAAAAGGCAGGGAGTTTATACATCACCAAATTTCTACTTTAAAAACAGCATAATTTAAACTTACTTTTAATTTTTAATAAAAATACTTTAAAAATGAACGAAAACGAGCTATATAAAATCATATTGTACCTTAATAAAAAAGGCACTATATCAAATGAAAAATTTAACTGGTTAAAAAATAATAATACAATAATTTTAGAATTATTAATCTTTTCAATGGGTTATTATGAAAAAGTACTTTCAAAAAATCAAAATTCCAACTTTCATGATTGGAAACAAGTTGATACGTACAAAATGAGTAGTTATTTTTTAAAAAACAGCTTTAATAATTTAAATTAATTAACTTTTGATGCCGGCAACTATAAGCAGTGGTATTCAATTAATAATCATAATCATGGAAAATAAAGAAATAGTACTAAAAATTTTTTCTGATGCAATAACCTGGATGCGTACCTCTTCAGCCATATACGCATTAATAAATCTGGGAAGAAACAACGAAATTGAATTTATGCCCAATAATCAATATAACGGATGCGATATAGCTTTGGACGTCATGAATATAAAGGATATCGATATGAGGGAACATATGATAGATGTCTTTGTAGATATAGTTTTTGATGCAAAAAATGATTTGTTAACTAGTAGGGACTTGGCAATCCAAATTTATGACTGTTGGTTGGAATATATTAAAGGGCTTTGCTTAAAGTTAGTCTAAACCTGATTAAATAGTAAAAATAACGAAAAGTGCAAGTTAATGCTCTTATTTTGTATGAGTTAACCCTTGTTTGACTTTTAATTATGGCAAATTTGCCATAATTAAAAGTCGGGTTATTTAAATAATGAAAAATAAAAGCCTTGTAGTCATAGAAAAGGACCGCAAGGCTCCTAAATTGTTAAGATGTTATTAACATCTTGTGTAAAGATCAACACAAAGTTAACAACTATTTTTATACTGAAAAATAAAAAAAATATAAAAATACTATCTTTTTTAAATTATTTGAACCCATTTATTGTACACAAATATTAATATGGCGCTGTTAGCGTTTAAAGCAATTCCATCTTGTAGACCTCTTTTTAAAGTTGAAATTTGATTTCCATTTCCGTATATTGAGCATGAAGAGATTGCACGGAAAATAAGTAGTTGTCCTTCTTGCGGTTTATTTGGAAGATATATTCTGTCACCGTTATTAGTTGAAAATGTAAAGCAGGAAGTTTCATGAAGAGTAAATGCTCCATTAAGAGCAAACGTACTAAGGTATAGTCCTTTCGCTTTTAAAACTTCGATAAAAGCACCCCATGAGGGAGCAGGATTGTTGCTATGGTTTCTTGAACTAGCATAAAGCCCACATATACCCCATTCATTCCAATATTTTTGATCCATGGAAGCGTCCCCTTTTACAATTAAAGCGGCCTTAAATTCAACACGATCATTATTTGTTTTAAAAACTGTTTTTCCTGCTCTGTTAATTTCTATTCCTTGAGATCCTACCGTAGTTTTATGACCTTTAGCGTTTGCAATCATAATTTCTCCAATTTCAGAGCTTATATTTATCTCGTTTATAGTACTCTCCGTTGTGTTTTGTTCGGTATATATTTGAGAATCGTTTTTAAAATTTATACCACCATTAACCCCGTTTAATTGCGCCTTAGGAGATCCTTCTGATGTTTTATTTTGTGAAGTGATTTTACCGTTTTGGATTATCCAATCCCCGATATTAGCGTTTTCGGCCAATAAAGTATCTGTAGCGACACTTTCAAAATTAGCGCCAAAAGGAGTCCATTTATGGGCCGCCCAGGGCCAAATATTAGAAAATTCGCCGGCATCAATATTAGTCATATAATACATATCAATAAATTTCACCACTTCAACAGTTTGTCGAGTACCCCTATAAACCGTATGATCTTTATATTCACCCCTAAAAACTAATGCAGGACCGTTATAACCGTCCTTTCCGTCTATACCATCTTTTCCATCTTTACCGTCCTTACCGTCCTTACCGTTTAGTCCGTCTTTGCCATCCGTTCCATTCCTTCCATTTGCACCATCCTTACCATTTGTCCCGTCTTTTCCGTTATAGCCGTCTTTACCGGATTTAGATATAATAGTCCAATAAGATCTGTTGGTGGGCGTATTTCCAGGGTTGGCCTCTTTAATCATTCGATAAGAAGAACCTAAATAAGTAACTTCATCACCCACGTAATATTTTTTCGAGTTATCATATTCGCCCCTATATACTCCAATAACATTTTCATCTCCTGAAGGACTTTGTACTATAGTACCTTTAATAACCAGTTTTCTGTCATTATTTCTGTTCCACTCAATACACGCATTATCGTCTCCAAATTTAAGGTGATTGTTGTCCAGGTCTATAAAAGAGCTTCCGTCTGAAGAAGTAATTTTTCCGGTTCGTATAAATTTACCGTTTATAGTAGTGCTTCCGTACGTTAGAGAAATTGAGCGTACATTGTCTTGTACTGAATTTAAAACTCCGACAATGAAATGGTAATAGGTAGAGTCATCATCAACTCTAATTTGATCTTGAGAAAAAATAAGAATTCCATTGTCCCCCTTTTTTTCACATCGGGCATATATATAATAAGCATTAGTATTAGTTAAATTGGTAGTGCCAGACCCTAAATTCCAATATTTGATATCTTGTTCAATTGCGTAGTGTACCAAGCTGCCGCCCGTAACCTTTATAACATTGTAATTACCTTGATAGTTTGCCTCCAACAGAGTGTTCACCAGGTCAAACTGCATAGATTTTGCACCTACCGATAACATCATGGTGTCAATACTTCCAGGCTTAATTTTTTCGGTATAATAATTACCCTCGGGGTCAAATATTAATCCTTTCAATTCTTCAGTATCTCGCCAATTACGTCTAATTCTAGCGGGATCTTTTAAATTATTTACTTTGATAATTGTATCGTTTTTAATCACATTCTCCAATATGTTTGTGATTATATTGGTTTCTACCGTGTCTGATATAGTCAATTCATATTTATAAGGGTTTATCAGGTCTCTTGAAAATGAATTTACTCGTATACTTTTATTAACATTAATATCTTCATCTTTAATTTTTATTAAATCTCCGGCTTGGAAAAAATTGGTTATCGATCCTTCTCCTTCTCTATTCTTTAAAAATAAAGGATCAATAATTAAAGAATATTCTACATAAGGTTGTGAATTTTGTTGATAGTATTTTTCACCCTTTTTTAGTAATCTTTGTTCCGCATCATCAATGTAATTCTGAGGTAAATTTATATTTAATAATACATACGTATCTCCCGGCATTATTTGAAAGGCGGGACTTTCTTCATTGGGTAACCTTAATCCTCTATCATCGTCAAAAGGAACTAAAGAAAACATTTTTTGTTTATCATCGTAAGAGTGCACGTCAAACTCATAACCCGCTAAATTACCGGTTTGAAAATGTACTTTAGCGTTAGCCCCCTCAATTAACCAAAGAGAACCTTGATCATCTTTTTCATTCAAATTAAACATTTCCTCATCGCAAAATTGATAATATTTACCTCCTAAAGAAGTTACTTTGCCCGTGCGACATGGATAAATATCGTCAAAGTTTACGACATTTTCAATAATTCCGAACTTATTAACGGCTTCTTTTTCTTCTAAATAAGAGGTTACCTTGTTTTTATTCGGTAAACATAGTTTGGTTTGACGATATTTTGTACTTAAATTCTTAGTCCCCCCGTAAACAAATAATCGAGTTACCAAAGATTTATTACTGCAATTATTTCTTGATAAATTATATAATCCACCCATTTTGCCATATTCAAAGGTGAAAGGATAGGTGTTTCCAACAACTTCTTTAATGTTTATGGTGTGGTATTCAGTTGAACTTATTATTTCAAATTCCGTATCATATTCTTGACATAAGCTTTGCAACACCTGGAGGCAATTTTGTCCATCAAATGAAAGGTTTTTATATTCTGTATTTGTAGGACATTCACCCAGCCTCCAACGTTTACCGAAAACTCTTTGTGTATTAGTAATAATAATTTCCGCAAATCCCCTTAAATCAGCTACTAAATAATCTCCTTTTAGGTCTATGTCCCCTTTACTTTGAGGAATAAGAAACGTACATTTTAATAGATCATATTGCAAGGATTCAAATTTAACTTGGTAGGTAAATTTCCTTGAGCTTTCTTTGACTATTGAAGGAATAGAATTTAATTTATAAATCTTATCGAATACATATATATAGTCGTTAATCCTAAAGTCAATCGGAGTAGCACTAATTATAGTCATGTTAACTATATCATCACTTAATAACGTGGTAATTTGTGTTGCTGTTGTAACCTGAGATACATTTGTTGATGAGTTTAAATAATATGAGCGAACTACGCCATTATGTTCTCTATATACAGTAAATTGTAATTTATTTTTCATATTTCTTTTTATTATTAGATTCCACGAGTCAACAAAAAACAATTATCAGGATTAGAAAAATATAGCTTATCAACTCCTTTATTACACGTTAAAATTATATATCCCCTGTTTTTTAAATTATTTGAGGCGTTAAAGTAAACGGTCAGTTGATCGCTTCCTTCTCTTAATAATATCTCTTTTCGTACAGACATGATCTCTTCTTTGATGGTGTATAGTGTTATAAAAGTATTTTTCTTAATATTGTTAAAATTAAATTTCACCTCTCTAGTTTCCTGTAAAGTGGCATAGGTCAATTTCATGGGTTCGGGCTCTGTAAATTCAAGAGTAAACGTTGAAAAAAATGTTCCATTACGCCATTTTTTTGTATGGTTTATTTCTCCTGAAAGATATACTGCATATACAAGCGGTTTTGAATAAGGGAACTCAATAACCAAACTTACTAGTCCTTTACTATAACTACTTAAAAACAATTTATTTAATTGTTGAGATTTTGAAATAAAATCTTCTTCATTGTTGCATTTCATATAGCAATTAAGTTTAATTATCCTCGCTTCAAAAACTCTGTTAGCTAAATCGACTTCGATACCGTGTTCATCCGGCCAATTGGCTATTAAAAGCTCTTTAGGTTTAGGCATATCCGTTAGTCCGAAAGACTGAGAAACTACAATACCCAAGTCTTTGCAATTAATGCCATTAAATTTATATGTGATTGAATTCATGTTATATATTTTATTCAAAAATATTTCATTCAAAAATTCAGGGAGGTTATCGTTAGAGATGATTACTAAATAATTACTATACACGATAATAAATCGTTTTTCTTAGAATTATTTTTGAGAAAAAATGCACGAATTTAATTCATACGAAGAAGAGGAGCTTAAAAAATCTCATTTTCAATTTAAAAATAAGAATGAGAAATATAAGTTACCGTATCCTAAAAGATACAAAGCCGTAAAGATAACGGGGAGTGGCTCTAATCATGAATTTGTTGAAAAAATCAAAGTGTATTCTATTGATTACCCTAATGAAACCCTGTTAATTGGAGGTTTAGATGAAATCATGGTAAATAAAAAAATCTTTACAGATTTACAAAATCTTTTAGAAGAATTAAATAAAATACTTTTTAAAAAAGGAGGAGGGAGGGTAAGTGAAAACAACGGAACTGCTACAAGCGGGACTTTGGAAGAATTAAGAGCAGGAGTATCCACAACCTCTGTTTTATGGGCTCCTTTAGTGCTTTCAACCTGGTTAAAAGAAACCATTAATCATCAAGAGGAAGATCCCTTAAAAATATATCAAGAAGAATTATTAAAAAAATAAAAAACTATGAGCTTATTATACCTACCCGAATGGCTTAAAAAAGCCAATGAAACCTTTAAACAATTAGGTAATAACATTAAAAAATTATATGAAATTCTTAACAACAAAGTAGACAAAGAAGCTGGAAAAGGCCTTTCAGAGCAAAACTTTACCAAACAAGAAAAAGACAAACTAAAAAGTCTTTCCAACAAATATTTAGGAACTTATGCTTCCTTTGAAGCCTTGTGTGCGGCTTATCCCGAAACCGAAACCAACGCCCAAAAGTGGAACCCTTCCAAAGAAGGCGGGTTTTATGCCGATGTAGACGAAGGAAAAGGCAAAAAAGTATCTCGTTACATTTGGGACACTAACGATTTTACATGGACTAAACAGGCGGGAACATCTACCGCATTAACGGCATCCCAAATAAAGGAAATGTACGAGTCCAATGCAAATACCAATGCCTTTACCGATAAAGAAAAACAAACGGTAAACACGGTAGAAAAAGATATCGAAAGTTTAAAAAACGTCAAAATTGGAACAAGAAATTTACTATATGTAGGAAAATCCGAAAAAGAAAAATTATTTGGATATATAAACAGTGACGGTTCAGTAATGAATGGTGAATATGATATTTATACGGATTTAATTTTAGTTGAAGATTACAAAAAATTAACCGTTAAAGTATGGGAAAAACCCCTTACCGGTTATGCCTCTCTTGCCTTTTACGATAAAGACGAAAAATTTATTAAAAAAGTAGATTTTAAAGGAAATACATATACTGAAAGCACTGTTGATATACCTGCTGATACCTTTTATTTACGAATATCAACCCCGCGTCCATTAACTAAAAAAGGAAAATACAAAGTAGAATTTGGAGACAAAGCAACCGATTATACGGCCGCTCCGGAAGACTTTGTGCTTGACACCGAAATAGAAGACCCCTTAAAAATATATCAAGAAGAATTATTAAAAAAATAAAAAACTATGAGCTTATTATACCTACCCGAATGGCTTAAAAAAGCCAATGAAACCTTTAAACAAATAGGTAATAACATTAAAAAATTATATGAAACTCTTAACAATAAAGTAGATAAAGAAGCAGGAAAAGGCCTTTCAGAGCAAAACTTTACCAAACAAGAAAAAGACAAACTAAAAAGTCTTTCCAACAAATATTTAGGAACTTATGCTTCCTTTGAAGCCTTGTGTGCGGCTTATCCCGAAACCGAAACCAATGCACAAAAGTGGAACCCTTCCAAAGAAGGCGGGTTTTATGCCGATGTAGACGAAGGAAAAGGCAAAAAAGTATCTCGTTACATTTGGGACACTAACGATTTTACATGGACTAAACAGGAAGGAACATCTACCGCTTTAACGGCATCCCAAATAAAGGAAATGTACGAGTCCAATGCAAATACCAATGCCTTTACCGATAAAGAAAAACAAACGGTAAACACGGTAGAAAAAGATATCGAAAGTTTAAAAAACGTCAAAATTGGAACAAGAAATTTACTATATGCAGGAAAATCCGAAAAAGAAAAATTATTTGGATATATAGGTGATGACGGTAAAATAATGAACAATGAGCGAGATATTTATACTGATTTTATAGAGGTTAAAGACTACTTGAAAATAGTCGTGAAATGTTGGAGTAAGCCTTCAGGAGGACACCCTGTCATAGCTTTTTACGATAAAGATAAAAAATTTATCAAAAAAGAATATTTTAATGAAAATACTTATTACGAACTGATACTTGATATACCTGCTAATACCTTTTATTTACGAATATCGGCCCCGCGTCCATCAACTACAAACGGGAAATACAAAGTAGAATTTGGAGACAAAGCAACCGATTATACAGACGCACCGGAAGACTTTGTGCTTGATTTCCAAACAGAAGATCCACTAAATGTTTATCTAGAAGCCTTAAAATAATTAAAAGATGAGCTTAATAAACCTAAAATCTTTCTGTCAACAAACTAATCAAACTTTTTCAGTAATAGCAAAGGATTATAAAAGATTCCGAACACATGTCAATAGTATGTTTGAGTCCTTAACAATCGGAGGTCGAAATATTCTATGTGAAAAAAAATGTTTAGAGGAAAAACGTTTTGGTTATTTAGGTGAACAAGGAGAAATAATTACAGATGATAATTATATATATACTGATTATATACCGGTATATGATTATGAATATATTACAATAAAGTTATGGGGAGGTAGTAATAGAAATTTTAGAGCTTCGTTATCTTATTATCAATCTAATAAAGAATATGCAGGCTCACGAACACTTCCTTCTGATTCATATTCAGTAAATACGTTTAATATACCCGGAGTGGCATATTTCGTAAGAATATCCGTTCCTCATCCTAGATTTCAAGTCAAGTACAAAGTAGAATTTGGAGATAAAGCAACCGATTATACTCCTGCCCTGGAAGATTACCCATACTTAAATCAAAAAATTTATGACAAAGAAACTCTCAACTGGAATTTTCATCCGAAAACTGACGTAATTTCTTTTTTAGCTGTAAAAGAAGGAGGCTTGGTTGTAATTACGGCAACAATATACATTAAAAACGCCGAAGAAAAAGAGGTAATAACCTTATTTAAAGTCCCGGAAGAATTGAAAGGCAAGACTGATGTAAACCAATTAATAAATGTCGTTCGGTTGAGTACAATCATGGGTAACAGAAGTACCCTCAGAGAGCTAGATTATTTCTGTGAGAATGGTAGCGTAACTATTTCTAATACTAAATTCGAAGGAGTTAATGATTCCTTTAACGATTTCAAAGACAGTAAAGTACGAATAACTTTAACGTATCCCTGCTTAAAAATTTAGAGACAGCCCGTAAGTAATTGAGAGAAAATAAATATGAGATGAAAGAAATAATAGATAAAATAATGTCTTTTGGCGATTGGTTTATAACCAACGCTTTCAAAAAAGAATTTTTATTTCTGTTAGTCTGCGCCTTAATGCTCATCCCCGCCTATATATTCCACGATGAGTTGGAAGATAAAAAAAGAGAAAAGATAGAATGCGACAAAAACAGAGAAGAGGAAAAAGACGAGTATTATTTAGAACTGAAGAAAAAAGATGAAAAATACGATGAACTGGAAAAAAAGTACATAGAACAAAACCAAAAATGTTATGAGAAATGGGTGGAATACTTAGGCGAAACCAAAAAAGAATATCACCATATAACTAAAGATATTCAAGATAACGAAAAAATAATTAGAGAAGCAAACGAAGCTATTTTAAGACTAAAAAAACTAAAAAAAGAAAAATAGTATGAAACTAAAATTTATCATATCGGCCCTTGTAGTACTCCTTTTTTGTTATTTACTCAAGCCTTATCCTTTAGAGTATAAGACGCATCACAGAAATACAGAAAGCAAGAAAAACCGCTTTGCTGTTTCTGAGTTGCCGAATATCGATTCCATAAAAACCATAACAAGCAAAAACGTAACCAGCATCAAAGCGAAAAGGAAACAATTATTGAATACGGAGGAAAGAAAAAACAAGGTACTGAACCAACTTAAAAATGAGTTGGCCTTTGCACAAAAAGAAATAGAAGAAGACAGTAAAAAGCAACAAGAAGCCGCCGAAGAAAATCTAGTAAAAAATCAAGACAAAGCCCATAAAAAAAGAACAAGAAAAAACAAAACATCAAAAAATTAGAATATGAATAAATTCAGTAGCAGGAGTTATAAAAACTTAAAAGATATACATCCGGACCTGGTAACCGTAATGGTAGTGGCCATACAAAACAGTCCTTACGATTTCACCATAACTCAAGGGCTGCGGTCCACTCAAGAACAAAAAGAACTTTTTGCACGGGGGAGAACCAAGGCGGGCAAAATTATAACCTATGCCGATGGAGAGAAAAACAAGTCCAACCATCAAGCAAAGGCCGATGGTTACGGCTATGCGGTAGACTTATATCCTTATTACAATGGATCCGTACAAACAGGAGAAAAAGGAGAAGGACCGGAAGTACGAAAAAGATTAAAAGCCATAGCAGAACACATAAAAAAAGCGGCCAAAGAATTAAAAATTACAGTAGAGTGGGGGGGCGATTGGAAGATGTGCGATGACCCTCATTTTGAGCTGAAAAAACCTTAAACCAATGAAATCTAAAGAAAAATTCATATTTACCGTTGGAATGCTCGTGATGATATTTGCCGCCTGTTATACGTCTTATAAAGCCGGTAAAAGAAAAGTTATCACTAAAACACAGCAAAAAGAAATTAAAGTTTCAGAAAAAAAGGTAAAAACTTACAAAAAAGAATATGACAGCCTACAGAAAGAATACGATAAGTTGGAGCAGGTAAAACAAGAAGTAAAAAAAATATACCTGAAAGGGAAAGAAAAAATTACGCTTATTACAGAAGAACGGATACAGCAATACAACGATACCCTTTGCCAAAAAGATGTCCAACAATTGAAAGAACAAGCGTATCAATGCGATAGTTTAGTAGACATCCAAAACATTCAATTAGAAAAAAACAAACACCAATTAAATTTGTCAAAACTAATTATCGATGAAAAAGACAAAGAAATAGGGATTTACAAGAATAAAAAAAGCAAAATAAACCCCGTTGGTATCGGTATTTTTGGAGGCTATGGCACCGACTTTAAAAACGGATGGACACCAACCGTTGGCGTTGGTATAAGCTATAATTTTATAAGGCTTTAAAAATTAATCAATAAAACGAAATAATTATAACTTCTATTCATTTGTTTTTTTGTTAGATGGGCTTATTGAAACCAGTTATTTAAGCGTTTTAATAATATATAAACCATTAATTATATTAAAAACTATTTTAAAAAAATTATTTGATTATATTAGTACTACAACTTTAAATATTAAAAAAACAAATAAATATAATGTTATTTTATACTTATTTTATTTAGATAAATTTTTATCTTTGCATTACTTTTCAATTGTACTATGAAAAATTATGTGCTAGATGGCGTAAAGTTTCAAATTGAATATCTGTTTGCTAATTTTGGAATAATTATAGCATTATTTGTTGTAGGTTTTACAATAGGGTATCTTTTTAAAAAATATATTTCCGATAGTGATTTTAAAAAACAAATAAATTTAAGGATACAAGAAAAGGATGAAACAATAATGGATTTGAGATATATTATTTATGATAAATTAAAAGAAGTTAAGGTTGAAAAGAAAGATTATTTATTTTTTAAAAGGTTAAAAGAATTTTTTAAAAAAATTAAAACATGAATATATTAATAACAATACTATCTTTAGCACTATTAGTGTATATGTTGCTCCATCAATATATAAAGCAAAAAAAGGAAGTGTTAATATTGAAATTAGCTTCCGATTATGATAAGATGGAACTTGCCTATATAAAAAATAAGAAAAATTTAGAAAAAGAAGACATTGAATTTTTAAAAATATTTAAGAATATAGTTGTTAATCCTGAATTTCTAGACTTTAAAATAAAATTAATTATTTTTCTAAATTCTTTGGAAGATCAAGAGTATGCAAAAGATAAAAAGAATTTAAATGAAGTAATTAAAATTCAAAATAAAGAATTTTTAAAAGCTTATGATCAATTTAATGATACATCAAAAAAACTCACAATCTTAAGTACTTATAGTCTTTCCGTTTTAATTTTTATTACTAAGCTTATTTTTAAATCCATGGTAAGAAATGGTTTTTCTAGTTTAAAGGTAAATTATAAAAAACATCTATCAGAAATTAAAGATGTTTTAAATAATAAAGATATTCTTCTCTCAAAATGTGAGTAATTAATTTATCATTCTATCAATTTTTTCATATCATCAACCACTTTTTTACCCATCATTTTCTTGGATAAAGATCTATTTATTTCTATCTTTATAAGAGATAACTTACTTAAGATGAAAACAAAAATAGAATGGACAGAGGCAACATGGAATCCTTCAACAGGTTGTAATAAAATAACAGCAGGTTGTAAATTTTGCTATGCTGAGGTAATGGCAAAAAGGTTACAAGCAATGGGAACTCCGGGATATGAAAATGGATTTGAATTTACTTTAATGCCTGAACGGTTAGAATTACCAAAAAAAATAAAGAAACCAACAAAATTTTTTGTGAACTCTATGAGTGACCTTTTCCATGAAAAAATGCCATTTCACTTTTTAGATAAAATTTTTAACACTATACGTGAAACACCTCAGCACCAATACCAAATTTTAACTAAAAGAGAAAATATATTAAAACAATATTTTGAAAATAGAACAATTCCTGATAATGTATGGCTTGGAGTAACAGTAGAAGACGCAAAAACTAAATATAGGATTGATATTTTAAGAAAAATTCCTGCTAAAATTAAATTTTTATCTATAGAGCCTCTTATAGGCTCTGTTGGTAAATTAGATTTAACAAATATTGATTGGGTTATTGTTGGTGGCGAAAGTGGAAACAAAGCAAGACCTATGAATCCTGAATGGGCAGAAAAAATCCTAACACAATGTAAAGAACAGGGTGTAGCATTCTTTTTTAAACAATGGGGAACTTGGGGAGAGGATGGAATAAAGAGAAATAAAAAGATTAATGGCAGTTTACTCTCTGGAAAAGAGTGGAAAGAAATGCCTGAAATTTCCAAAAAATTTGAAAAGAAATCATTAACATTAATATAAGTTTTTAAATCATTCTAAATTATTTAATTTCAGAGTGATTTTTTATATTCTAGAGTAAAAATTTTTGTAAGAAAGAAGAATTATTTATACATTTATGATATGAGTTTATTTGAAGTATAAATAATTTTTATTCTTCTTAATTAAAAAAAGCCTAATTTCAATAATTTAGGCTTTTTTTTATGATGTTATAAAAGAAGTTTTCTACTAATTCTTAATATTTTTATTAAAGATTATTTTGAAAAATTTAGCGCTACAACTTTAACAAATATATATATATTATTAAATAAAAATGACTAATACTTTAAATAACTAATTTGTTGTTTAACGAAAAATACAATTATCTTAAATAAGCAGGTTTAATTTTAAAAAAAACATCTGTTTATTAAATAACTTAGTTTGTTCTTTGAATAAGATTTTATTATAAAATCAAAATTTCGATAATATTTTCTTTTATGGAATCTAGATTTTTTAACTTACAATCTTAAGTACTTATAGTCTTTCCGTTTTAATTTTTATTAGTAAACTTTTTTTTAAATTCCTGGTTAGAAATGGTTTTTCCAGTCTAAAGGTGAATTATAAAAAAATAATATCAGAAATTAAAAATGTTTTGAATAATAAAGATGTTCTTCTTCCAAAATTTGAGTAATTAATTTATCACTCTATCAATTTTTTCATATCATCAACCACTTTTTTACCCAACATTTTAGCGTAGTGTTGTGTCTGTTTTAAATTAGAATGGCCTAAAGCTCTGCTTACTGTTTCAATAGGCATACTTTTATTAAGTAAATACGTGGCAAAAGTATGACGAGCAACGTGACTGGTAAGTTTTTTAGTAAGTCCGACATATTCACCAACTATTTTTAAATAATCATTATATTTTTGATTGCTTATTTTAGGTAGTTTATAATCAAATTTTTTTAACACCCTTTCGGCTTCCGGTAAAAGTAATGATATAAAACTTTCATCGGTCTTTTTTCTATTAGACCGAATAACTTTATACCCGTCCAGTTCAACGATATATTCACTATTGAATAGTTGAGTGTCGGCATATGACATACCGGTATAACATTGAAATAAAAATAACTCTCTGACTCTGTCAATTTTAGGGTTATCAAATTCAAATAAATAAATACAGTCAACTTCATTAGGAGTTAAAAATACAGGCTTCTTAGACTTACCTTTTGAAATTTTAAATAAATCGTAGGGATTAGATTTACAAAGTCCCCTTTTAATCGCCTCATTAATATATCCCTTAAACAAACTATGACGTTTGTAAAGAGTAGGGGAAGATTTAATAAACTGTCTTAAATACTCATCAAAGTCTAATAAATTTTTGTAGGTTAAATCAGCAAATACTTTAATTTTTCCAAAGTCTTCAAGCCTTCTCAAAAACGATTTATTATATTCTATGACAGATAAAGACGGATCGCGCCGTTTTAATTCAGAATAAATAAATTCAACTATTGAATGGGTTAAAGATTCATCTTTATTCCAGTTTTTGGCATCTTCTAAGGAATTGCAGTTTTCCGATAAAACAAATGCCTCAATATTCCTAAATATTCGATGAGCCTTAGCGGTTATAGCAGATGCATTAGGATGGTTTTTGCAGGTAAATCCGTTTTTGGATGTAAATTCAGATGGTTTTAATCTAATGCCTGTAGATATAAATATACGGTTTATGGTTTTGTTCTGCCTTACTTCAATATGTAATAGCCCGGTTTCTTTACCTTTATTCTTAATTTCATTTTTCCTGTCGAATATAAAGCGTAATGATAAGCTATCCATGTAATTATAAATTTGATTAAAGGTATCAAAAAATTTGATACTTTTTTAAAAAAAGGTATCAAAAAATTGGCAGAATATGGCAGAATATGGCACAGATAAAAAAACGTAAAAAAGGGCTATAAACTGCGTAAACACAAGAAAACCCGCTTAAATAGCGGGTTTATTAGCAGAGAGGATGGGATTCGAACCCACGATACGGTTACCCGTATACTACCTTTCCAGGGTAGCCTCTTCAACCACTCGAGCACCTCTCTGTTTAGTAGAGCGCAAATATAGAAATATTTTTAAATTGAACCAACTATAATATAATCTTTATTAAAATTAAGTTTTATCGGGATGAACGTTTAAATTTATATTTCATTAAGAAATTAATAATATAGATATAAAACTATAATCGGATCAATACTCTGTTTCTTCTTATACTAATTATAAACAAAAAACAACTAAGATAATCTTAGTTGTTTTTTTATAATAATAAGAATTTATTTACTGTTAACTATACATATCATCGATTAGAAATTTAAATTTTTCCAATACAATTTTACGTCTAACTTTTAAAGTAGGAGTGATCTCACCGGAATCCATGTTAAAATCCATAGGAAGCAATTGAAATTTTTTAATTTTTTCAAATCCTGCTAAATGTTGCTGAATATGATTGATTCTCGCAGTGAATAAATCTTTAATTTTTTGATGAGATATAAGCTCCTCAAAAGAATTAAAATGAATATTTAAATTTTCTGCAAAATGTTTTAAAGCCTCAAAGTTAGGTACTAATAAGGCCGTTACATATGGTTTATTATCACCCACAACCACAGCTTTCTCAATATAATTATCATTGGTTAAAAGATTTTCAATCGGCTGCGGACAAATATATTTACCGTTAGACGTTTTCATTAAATCTTTAATGCGATCAATAATAATTAAATTTCCGTTTTCGTCAAATTTTCCTGCATCACCGGTTTTGAACCATCCATCGGCAGTAAAAGCATCTTTAGTCTCTTTTTCCTTCTTATAATAACCTTTAAAAACCCCGTATCCTTTAATTAAAATTTCATTCTCATCGCCTATACGTATTTGTACTCCTGTCATGGGCTTACCAACCGAATTATACTCATAGTTTTTCAACGGAAAAGCTGCCACAGTCGCAGTGGTTTCAGTTAAGCCATATCCCACGCATAAATGAATTCCAATACAATCCAAAAATTCTGTTATTTCAGGACTGATCGAAGCTCCTCCTACAGGAATAAATCTAAGTTTACCTCCCAATTGTTTCTTAACTTTTTTGAAAAGCAGTGTATCAACGATTTTATACTTTAGGGCTAAAAACCAAGGTATTTTTTTGTCGTTTCTTTTTAAATTGGAGTATTTTTGACCAATTTTCAAAGAGGATGTAAATAATTTCTTTAAAAATTTGGGACTGCTTTGGATTTTTTCATTAACAGAAATATAAATCTTTTGGAAAAGGCGAGGAACCGAACACATGGTTGTCGGCTTCACTTCTAAAAGAAATTGTGATATTTCTCTAGGATTTTCACAAAAGCTCAGCTGTCCACCACTTGAAAGTACAAAAGAACTCCAACATTTTTCGAATACATGACTTAATGGTAAAAACACTAATGAATTTTCATTTTTAGGAGTAAAACCAAAGAAACTTTCATGAGCTTTACAAGCTTCGATAAAATTTCCGTGAGAAAGCATTACGCCTTTAGGTTCTCCGGTTGTTCCGGAAGTATATATTATAGAAGCGATATCGTCTTTATCTTTAGAAACCACTTCACAGTCTGTTGACTGATCTTTAATCAAATCATAAAAATGATAGGAATATTTACTTTGTAATTCAATAAAATTCTTAGCAACTAAAATATGTTCAAGAGAAGTTCCTTTAGAATAGATCTTTAAACAATTCGTATATTGTTTTTCATTTCCGGCAAGAATAATTTTTACATTAGCATCATCTATGATGTATTCAGCTTGTTCAGAAGTTAGAGTAGCAAAAATCGGTACAGTAACAGCACCAATAGTAAGAATCGCTAAATCTAAAATCATCCATTGCGGCATATTATCAGCATATATGGCAATCTTGTCATCAGGTTTAGCACCTAAAGACTTTAGAGCATTGGCTGTTTGTTTAACTAAATTAGTAAACTCTAACCAAGTATACGATTTCCATTCATGATTTTCTTTAAAATTTAAGGCTACTTTAGAAGATAATACTTTATTATCAAGTATGATTTGCGAAAAATTCAT